TCATGATGCTTGAGCATAAGCTCTCTATGCAGCGCGACGCTGTGGCAAGAGCACATCGTGGTGGTGGTGGTCATAACGGCGGTGGTGGCGGATCTGCTGACGAGAAGGGTGGCTCCATTAATGTTATTGCACGAGGTGGTGGTGTAGCCGTTGGCTCTGCAGGGGTAAAGGGTAGGACGCTCCTTAACTCTATTTACAAATCTGCCGCAGACAAGTACAAGAGACTTCCATCTCTAGCTAGAACGCCCGAGAACTTCAACGCTATTCTCACCGAGTCGTATATGAAGGCCTTTGGTAGTCAAAACCTCCCAGAAGTAGCCAGGATCCTTAAACCGACAGGGATCTCCTGGAACGGTAATAAGCTGGTTGCCCCATCGGCTAGGTCAGCAGATGGTAAGGGTATTGACTTCGTTCCAGACTTCAACAAGCTACCTAGCACTGCAGAGATCAATAACAGGCTCTACGCTTTGACAGCAAGGAATAATGTTGCTGGCGAGTTCAATGTGTCAGCTCAGACCGCTAACGACATCCTCAAGAATGCAATCACCGGTGTTGACGGCGCTATCTATGGCGACAAGAGTTCTTACGCCAAGCTCGGACTTAATGAGCTTGAAGGTCAAAAGGTGGATGAGTTCATTAGTCTCGTAAGATCTGGATACACTCCTAAGGATGCGAAGATTGGTATAACCTCTGATGGTAGGCCTTATTATGAAGCTGCGTTCTTCGACAACCAGAGCCAGACCAACAAGCGCTATAGGGTGCCTCTTGCTGACTCTAAAAACTTCCAGGTGCAGGCTGGGGCTGGCTCAGCTTTAGACTTCAATCCTTCTGATGAATCACTGATGAGACTCAAGCTGTACCTTGCTAAGGTTGAGTCAGTACAGAACCTCAAACGAGGCTCTGATGAGATAGATGAAGAACAGGTCATGCAAGGTCAGCAGGCTTATGACATCGTCAGTCAATCAGGTGTCTCACCTGCAGCAATTAATCTCTTAGAACAACATTATGGGAAGAGCAAAACGAAAGGTTTTTAGGCCGATCTTTGGTAGGGACCTCACGTCCAGCGCTGGTCGTAGGACCCAGGAGCAAGCAGATAATTCGTTCCGTTCCGCGCAACAGCTGTACGACATTAATGCTGAAAAGTACCGTGCTTCAGCCATCAGGAGCCTTGGTGATAGCCTTGAAGGTCTCAATGAAGCTGAGAAGCAGATTGCGATTGACAAGGCGATCGCTAACATCATGCCTAAGGGGGAGAACCCCTTTGCAGATATCAGCTCCAATCCGAATACTGAAGGTGCTATTCAGAAGGATGAGGAGAGGGCTAAGGCTGGTGCTCAGGTCGACTACGGCCTCCTCGATAAGGCTGAGGTCTGGATGAACGCATCGATGAATAAGCTCCTCGCTAACGCTACCCAGTCTATAAAGGCTGGGTCAGACGTTATCAGGGGAGCCTCAGACTACTTCTTCAGCGGGAATGATGTATCGCCTAACTATATGCTTAGTGATGCCGTAGAGCGCGAAGGCAAGGGTGCATTCTACAATATCTTCGGTGCCGGTAACAAGTACTTAGCCGATACAGCTGAGTCTGCAGAGAGGGCCATCCATGGCGCAGAAGAATCTCTTGCTAGCCGAGGTATGGATTCTGGCTTCTGGCACGCCGCATCAGACATGATAGGCCAGTGGGGTTTCACCTACGGTGGTATGGGTACAGCCGCCCTTGGTCGTCTAGCAGGTGGTATGTTCTCTACCTTGGGGAAGATGTCCAAGGCGGCTGCAACGGCTACAAGATGGGCTAAGGCATCTGAGTATACAAGGAAGCTATTCTCTGCAGGATCGCATCTCTATGGTGCACTTAGTGAAGCCGCTGTAGAGTCGTATGGCGTAAGCAAGGCTCTTGAGGAAGCCAAGGGTAGTCAGCTGACTCAACTGAGGGATATGATGCAAAAGGACTTTGATCAGGACTTCTATTCCTACGAGCGTAAGTACGGTGCCATCAAGTTCTCCGACTTTGCTGACACCATTCTTGCTGCCTCAGGCATGGACCCCAGGCTCAAGCGAGAAGTGGCTAGTGTCCTATCGGGTGAATCAAAGAATCCATCTGCCAGCGCTGTAGCCGCAGCTAATGCCATCGTATCACAGTACAAGGTTCATGCTGAAAATGCCGTCCTGCAGAACGCTAGTGACGAGATTGACCAGCGTAATGGTCTTGCCTCAGGGTGGACGGCAGGGTTGAATACCTTCATCCTCACCTTCATGAATAAGTACAGCTACGAGCTGGCTACTGACAAGCTCGCTGGTGCCAACCGATTGAAGAAGGCTGGTAGGTTTGGTGCTCTTGGTAGTACGCTTATCAACGCCACATCAGAAGGTATTGAGGAAGTCGTGCAGGGAGGTATCAGCAAGGGCGCAGAGAGCCTTGGTAAGAGGGCTGTTGATGAAATGCTCCGCGCATCTACCATCTCAGAGAGGAACAGTACCTCTATCGGCGTCCTTGGCTCTCTTGGAGAGATTGGTAAGGGAATGTGGGACACCACCTTCTCTGCGTCTCCATGGGTCGATGAGGCTCTTCCTGCCATCGTCAGCACTCTCCTCATGCCCATGTATAAGGGTAGTAAGATGGTTGGGGCAAGGGATATGGCCAATGAGAGGACCGATGCCTTTGGTGATTCTCGTGGAGAGAAGAAGAGCTGGCTGAGCAAGCTCTACGATAGCAACCCTATTGGCATCTCCGGTGTTGAGCGCTACCGCGACTACAAGTACAGCGGTGGCAAGCAGCGCACATCCGACGAGGCCATCGAGGCTATGTCTAAGATAATCAAGGGCAAGCACGATGATCTCACGAAGGAGGAGAAGAGGGTTATGACTGAGGTCTTCGGCCAGAACTATGCAGAGACAGTCCACGAGACTTACCAGAGCGTAGTTGATGCTATGGCTTCAGCTGACCGCATGAATGCTCTTCTATCCAAGGTAGCACAATCTACTACATCTGACTCTACTGATGTAGCTGTAGCTGAGGAGCTAGCTAAGGCTCACAATGTAGCCACCATGCTCAGTGTTATCGGTAACAGCTCTATCGGTCTAGCCAACTTCAACAAGCGCAACTTCGGCCAGTGGACCTCTGACATGATGAGGTCTACTCGTGAGTTTGGCGCTGACATGGGCCATGCTATCTCCTCTTTCTTCAGTCCTAATAACGAAGCCAAGGAAGCCAGGTATCAAGCTGCCATTGCTAAGCGTGAAGCTGACAAGGCTGCACGTGATGAAGCGAGGAGATCTGAGTCGGATCCGTTCTCCGAAGTCCCTGATAACCTCAGGCCCTTCCTCAATTTCCTTGATGTCAAGGAGACTGATGAGGCTACCCTTGTCAGTATCGCTAGGCAGCGTATCGAGAACACACTCGATCCTGAGGAGAAGAAGAAGATGCAGGAGGCCTACTTCCAGGGTGAAGGTTCTGACAAGCTCACGGAGAAGGCTATCAAGGATATCGCTGGTGAGATCAATAAGCAGAAGCATACTCTTGCCGATATCGCTGTAGACTATACCAACACCATGAGGTATCTTGATCTTGGCACTAAGGCTGGTGAGTTAAGTGGTAGAGACAAGAGTCGTATCGCAGCAGCTGCAGCTAGCTTCAACCACCTCAGAAGGCTCTCCTCAGAATACATGGATGCGTTTGAGGGTGAGGTGGCCGGCCTCTACAAGGAGGCCTCACAGAGCATAGAGAAGCGTATCACTGAGCTCATCAAGGATCGCGAGGATATGCGTAGTAACCTCAATACTGATAATGAGGAAACGAAGAGTCGTCTTGAGGAGAACATCGATCAGGTCAACAAGGCGATCGAAGAACTTGAGAAGCAGATGCGCGCTCTTGAGGAGGCTCAGAAGAAATATGAGGAGGCTAAGAAGGGGGACTTCTCTCACGCCCTTGGTGGCTGGGATGAGTTCATCCAAAGGTTTGACAGCTTCTCCAAGCTCAATGAAGCTCACATCGATGCTGCGTTCATGGCCGGGAACGATGAGCTTGGCACTAAGCTCGCTGAGATGACCCTTGTTGATGAGAAGAAGTCTGAGAACGGCAAGTTGGCACTCAGCTTTGCTAGGCAAGCTATGCAAGGTGTAGAAGCTCTGGACAAGATGCTCGAGGGTAAGAAGAACACCGACATACTTGTGGCAAGGGCAGCAGAAGAAGAGAAGAAGCAGACTGAGCAAGATGCCGCTGACGCAGTAAGGAATGGTGAGACTACGGAACAAGTTGATGCCGCTTTGAATAGCGCCAAGGAGAATGGCTTAGAAGATGACGAGGCTGATGCCGCAAAGGGTGCAGCAGCTAGGGCCGCTGAAGGTGAAGGATCTGAGCTGTCAAGGCATAGGTCTTCGGTCCGCAAGGCCATCAAGGACACCCTTATGAACAATGAGGACTTCATCGGGATACTTCGTAGTCACGAGCTTGACGATGCCGCTATTGAGAAGTTCATCGATGACCTTATCTCGATGGTGAGCGATGCCGTCTCTGTAGATCCTAATGGTGGGTACACCGATTACAGGGAGGCTCTGCCTGATGCTTTCAAGCTCCTCACTGATCGCCAAGGCAATCCAGATCTAGCCAACCAGATCTTTGGACTTAATAACGATGAGGTCATCGACAATGTAGCTAGCTGGATAGAGGACAACATCGAGAAGTTCCCCGAGGATCCTACCACTCCTGTGAGCACACTGAATGAAGAACCATCAAGGGCTGATGCTGATCGCATTGTAGACTCTATTGAGTTTGACCAGGCTACACAGAGAGACATAGAATCTGCATCTATAGGCGGTGTCACCATTCTCAATGCTAGAACGTCAGAGCGCCTCCAGGGCCTTCTCAGTAAAAAGAATGCCCTTACTAGCCCCCTTCGCAAGGCTGATGCTGAGATCAACACGTCTATCATCTTTGCTGATGGCAAGGCTACGATAAACATATCTATCGATACAAAGTATGGTACGTACGAGTTCAGCTTCAGCCTTGGGTATGACGATCTTAGGAATCGCCTGCAGATGGGTGTTAGCCTCAGCACTCTCATCGGAGACATTGTCGATACCATCATCAACGTCAATGATCGGAAGGTCAGGGAGGCGTTTGATAAAGCAAGCAAGGACTACATAAATAAGAAGAGAGATGCTGAGAAGAATGCTGTAGGCAAGCCAAGTGGCAGCGAGCAGAACAATAAGGGACGAGGACCAGGCCAAAAGGGTACCGTACATAATGGTCCAGTTCCAGGCTCCACACCACCTGCATCTCCAGCTACTGATCCCACTACCGATGACAGAAACAAAGCATCTCTTCCTCACACCGGACGACTCACGCTGTGGGATGAGTACAACCCTGGACTTAATGGGAAGAACCTCTCATCTTTGTCGGAAGAGTGGCAAGAGAGAATTAGGAAGTGGTATGAGGAAAAGAACGTAGGTCTCAACCTCAAGAACGCTAAGGGCAAGGAGATCTTCTATGGCTTTGCTGAGGAGCTATCTGATAATGGCGATGTTATTAACTCTCCTCTTGTTGTCTACGTGAAGGATGAGCAGGATCAGTTTGTGCCTATCGGTCTCCTGCCATCTAAGACAAGTGGTAACACCCAGGTCCTGATTAACAATGCTCGTGCTGTGGCTACCGAGGATAAGAAGTTCGACATCTTCTCTTCCTCAGACCTCAATGCTCCGAAGGTAACTATTAGCAAGGTCAAGTATTCTCCATTCGAGTATAAGCGTGCTCGCGGTGATGAGTCTATCGATGCAGAGACAATCGAGAATGGCGTTGAGGAAGAGCTAAAGAGGGGTCAGGTGGCTATCTCTGTCACCGCATTCCCAGATGGTAACGGCGGTGTCATTCCTAGAGTCACTATTCACAATGACGCTCTCGCGAGTGAAAGTAGTGATGCTATAAACAAGCTACTCACCGAGAAGGAGGGCTTCTTGAAGGATAACTACGGTCTTACTTACCTCGTTGTAGTTACCAACGGAGCAAATGGCCCTAAGCCTATTCTTGTTGGACTTAGTGGTAAGGCTAGCTATCTGGAGCTTAATCAAGTTGAGCTTGAAGCGGATCCAAATCTTAATGATGAGGTAGATTTTATTGCTGATGAGTACCTGAACAAGCTCGCCGAGAGGTTCGTGGAAGAGCAAGCGAAGTCTCAGAACGGCAAGTTTTTTGTCAGCGGGAATTTTGGAGAAAAGTACCCGAAGGCATTTGGCGATAACCTTGTCGGCTCAATTAGAGTTAATGGCGACAAGACTATTACCGTTAGTTTTTCCGATAGGTTCTATGATGAAAAGGGCACCAAGAGAAGTAGGGAAGTAACATTGGATGCGAGTCGTTACCCAGCAGACTCCTTTGATGATTATGATAATATAAGATACACCGTCACTGCTCTTATAGACTGGGCAGCATCTGAACTTGGTATCGAAGAGCGTAGGATAGCACTCCATCACTCTCTGATGGGTAACAAGGAAGAGGTGGAGGACTTCATCAAGAAGAACATGCGAATGACTGAGGTGCGTAGTGAAGCCGGCTTTGAGGCTCGCTCTGAGGAGAAGGGCAATGAGGAAGGTACAGGTGGTACTACCGACTCTACTACTCCCCCTCAGAAACCTGAAGGCACGAAGCCAACACCTAAGGTTTCTGAAGCTCCAGCAGGTCAGGCAGGTCAGAGCGATGGTCCATTCGGTTCTTCCGGTGAAGCCGCTCTTGAAAAGATCAAGACTGACCTCGCGGAGAACCTGGCTAGAGAAGGATACAGCGTTGTTGTCAAGAGCTCTACGTCTCCTCATGTCGCAGCTGCACGCGATGGCAGGATCTACATGTTCGAGATCAACACTGTCGATGGCTCACACAAGCGAGTCGAGTGGAGCCAGATGCATTCTGCCCTCAAGGCTGATGCCTTTGCCCTTATCAATAGCGCCCTGTTATCAGACTTCAAGAGCAGCAAGAATGGTAGGCTCCTTGAGTATGGTGAAGAGATGGGTGGTACTACTCACACTATCTTCGTCCGTAGATCTACGAAGGGTATGTCTACTGGTGGCAAGAGGAAGAGTAGTGGTAGCAATGCAGATAGGATCGTTAGATTAGCCGGTGAGGAAAAGCATGTTGTTGCTCATGCCATCAAGACTGAGCCAACGCTTAGAGGTCTTGTACTTGAGCTCGCAGCCAAGGGTGTCTCATCTGGCACGCCAATCTACTTCTCTGAGCACACTATCAATGGCAAGACCTATGGTGGTGGTCATAAGGTTGTCCTGCAGGCTGAGGATGAACATGGCAATCTCCATAGCGTTGAGGTAGAGATCGACAATGAGCTCGGCGCTAAGATGGATAAGATTGCAGCGGATGTCCGTAATCTATCTGCCAGGAAGGTCGCTAGTGGGTTCGCTATGATTCCCGATGTGAAGACGAAGGATGTCAATAGCGGCAGGATTGACGGAGAAGCAGATATCATCTTCCTCAGGAACGATGGCGAGAAGGGCGAGGGTATAGTCGCTGACATCAAGAGCACTCTAATTGCATCTGAAACATCATCTCCAGCCAAGAAGATCCGAGAGAGCAGTCATAATGGTGTCCAAGCTACGACTAAGTACAAGACCCAGATTGATGGTTATGAGACGTATATCAAAACCTTAGGCTTCAAAATTGCCGAGCAAGGGTATGTTATCGCTGTTGGCTACGCTACAAGCAACGGAGCAACTGTTGTCGAGGCTATGTCTCTAGATGAAAAAGATCTGAATCAGCACAGGAGGCAACTTAATCGCGGCACGCGAGTAGGTAGTAATGGTCTTAATAGCAACGATCAGACTGAGGCTAACCCTAAACAAGATAGAGCGGCCCTCCTGCCATTTGAGCGAGGAGATGTATATAGAGAGGCTCATGATGTAGCTAAGCTCCTACCTCAAGGCATGCTCTATCAGGCTCTAAGGATCTACCGAGGCGTTGCTGAGGTAGCTCCAGATGTCTGGGGTATGTATCGTAATGGTGTTCTTGAGGTTGCTGAGGGTGCATCAGCTGGTACTCTCTACCACGAGGCTATGCACTTCATCTATGAGAAGCTCCTAACTGACGCTGATAGGGGTATGTTAGTGTCAGGCTTGTCAGAGGTGACTGAGGAGCAGATCAGAGAGATCTTCGGCAACCAGATACCAGTCGCTTACGCTCATGACGTACAAGAACTCTCCGCCGAGCTCTTCCGTCTGTGGATGCAGACCAAGGGAGATAAGAAGGCCCGCAAGGCTCTTGAGGAGAAGATAACTAGACTCGCACCCAAGAAGAAGGGCTTCTGGAGTCGATTGCAGGCTCTCTGGGAGCGTATCAAGGCCGCCCTGGGGTACACTCCTCAGTCGAGCATTATAAGCGTCCTGACGGGCATTGAGGGTGGCAACTACTCTCATGTGTCTGTAGCCTCAAGGGTAAACGCTACCAACCTTTCCTCACCTATGGAGGGCGTGGTAGAGTCAATGCTCAGGTATGGTCTTATGAGTGAGGAAGAGTTCAACTCCTCTTACGATCCTTCCTCAATCATGGCCTCAAGGAATCTAGCTCAGCTTGTCCATAGAAAGCTCATGGAGCTTGCTTATGAGGCTCTAAAGGATCTTGAGGAAGATAAGATTGAGACTGATCATGCTGGCAATATCAGACGCATGGAGGGTACTCTTGATGACGCTATTGCTGTTCTTCGTGATGCAGCAGCAAACTCTGAGGATGCTATGCATGCTGTTGAGATCATCGATGAGCTTGGTATTGATGGCGACACTAAGACGATCCAGGAGATGGATCCTCTTGAGGAGAGGACAGATAACCTCCTTGGTCAAACGCTTGCAGGGTGTAGGTAACTTCCACCTACAGCTTATACAAAAAGAATCCCCCATCCTTCTTCAGGGTGGGGGATTTCTCTTTTCCTTTAGCTAGTGGTTACTCGCCATCATCAGCGTCTCTATGGAAGACTCCATACTCAAGCACCGCATCACCAGCCAGATTGTTGTACTTCATGAAGAAGTTGTCAGGTAGTGGTGTGAGGTATGTAGGTTGGTACTTCTTGATATCCTTCATCTGCTTCTCCCTAAACTGGTCGCCGATGAATGGCACATTAAACATGTTCCTACCAATGATACCCACGACAAAGACATTCCAGAAGGTCCTGTCTGCAGGAGATCCATTCTCCATATCATTCTTATACCTTCTCCAAGCCTTCACGATGAAGCTATCATCAGATTCCTCGATGTACCTATTCTCGTTCTCCCATTCTGTTGGGTTAGCCTTCTTACGCCCCTCCTGACTGTTGTTAGCTATTCGGTTATACGTATCACCTATCCCGCTAAATAGGCTCATCATAGTCTTGTACCCAGCTACACCACTAGTTGCCATCGACTCGATACTCTGTCCGAAGTCCATCTTCTTCACGCCGGCCCCAGCACCGAACATATTGTTCTGCACCATAGCCATGGCAAAGGCGATAGGATCGCCAGGATGAAGCTCGTTAGATCCAGCACTAGCCAGACCATAGAGATCTGCTATGATCCCTAGACTTATATCCTTCATCTGCTTATTCAGGAACCTCTTTGCCGTCTCCAGCTGCTGAGTGGTAGCCTTATCTGCAGCTTCATTGTATCTAGCGTAATTCCTCCTCATGCGGTCGTAGAGATCCGTATGAATCAACCCAAGTTTAACAGCATAAGGACCAAGGATCGGTGTAAGGGACATGAGGAAGTGCAAGGCTAGGTTAGCCAGTGTTTCATACCAAGGCTCATCATCGTCGTCATCAGCAAAGCCCATAGTGAGCATGGCTACATAGAGAGTATCAGTAAGAGCCCTCATAGCATGTACGATGAGAGCTGACCTACCAAGCCTGTGCAGGTTGTTAGCCTGCATGTCGGATAGATGGAATGCCTTCTGCACCTTGCCTCTAAGCGTCTTGCTTATCATGAGTGGCACAAACATAGCTACGGCAGCCGTACCCAGCGCATGCATGGCGCTAATGCTATTCTTCCCATCTTCGCCCTTGACATGCATCATCCTCCATAGCGTCGTGTACGCTCCTTCCTCAAACTCTTGGTTCTGCGCGTTGTACCTTGTGCCCCTGAACATATCGGAGATAATCACAGGCATCCAGTTGCGGAAGGTGAGTACAGCCCTACCAATGGCGTATGAGTTTGCAGCTGCCCTGTCGTTGTCGTTATATGCACCAAGTGTCCTCTGTGTCCCAAGGAGCAATCTCTGAGAGTGGCCACCAAGCCAGTCGTACATCGCCTCCCTGTCCTTAGCACCAGAGAACTTTATAAGGGCATCCTCAACGAACTTAGTCATCTTTACTCCCTCCGGAGCCTTGAGATTCTTCATATAGTCGTAGAGGGAAACACCCTTGAACTCCTCCTTAGCCGCTGGGTTTAGCTCTCCAGCCTCAACATTGAGGAGGTATGCGATGGCGAAGCTCTGCTTCATCCATTCATCACCCATAGTCAGTGGAGCCATGAGGGTCTCAGTCGAGAACAAGCTCATCAGTGACCTTACCTGCGAGACATTACCCTGCATGAAGGCTTGTCGTCCATCGTGACTAGAGTCCATGAGGAAGAGAAGAGATGTGAGAGGATCTTCTACGATACCCCTCTTATTAAACTTCCACCTATTGGGGATCTCCCTATGTGCTAGCAGGATCGCCTTTACTAGTGTCGTAGCGTTATACCCAGTACGACTATCCCCCAAGGCTGTAGCCCTGAGGAATCCATTGATGAGGTTCTTGATACCTGACACTGCATTCAGGCCAAGACCAGTGACATAGACGAGGTCATTGAAGGGGTCCATCACCGCATCCAGCCTCTTATCCCAGTCAGGTCTCTCATCGTTGATGACATTCTTCTCATAGATAGTACGATTGACGAACGCATCATAGTCAGCCATTTTATCACGTCCTACACCTTTCTCTCTCTGGTTGTAATTTCTATTCTCCACATCAAGGATACGCGTCAGCTCTACGATATGCCTGATAGCCGCCATCCTAGTATAATAGCCTGAGGAAGCTGCATAGGCCTTCATAGCGCCGATAGGGTCAGTGAGGTAGTCTACATCCGGATTCTTCGACAACTCAAGTCCGAATTGGGTGTAACCCTTAGGTTTGTGGACAAAGAGCAGGGTGCCAAGTGGGTCGCGTGTATGGACACCTTCGTATTCCTCAATGCCAACAACACCACCAAGGATCTTCTGCTTCCAGTTTACAGCTGCAACTCTCTTGATAGGATTGAGTTCCTTTGAAGAACCTTGCCTAGCAATGAGTGGCAGCTTCCATGGCTCTGGTGTCAGCCCTGACCATATATCCAGGTCTTTCTTTATATCCCACATCGCATCAACAAACTCCTTCTGTCCATCGCTGAGCTTGTCGTACTCCTCATTTCTGAAGAAGTCCCCAGGGTAGGTCTCTACTATGTCAGAGCCATCCTCGTCCTGTCCAACGATGTACTCCTCCGTGAGCTTAGAGCCATGCTCTCGCTCCCACTCTTCCTTGTGGAGTTCTTCTAGGCCTCTTCTTTCTTGCTGGATAGATTCATAGTCCATATTGGCTTTGTGTATCCTTCGATACTCCGCCAACTTCTCATTGAGAGCCTTCTCTACTTTCTCTGCGATCTTCTCCTTCTCCGCCTCGAACTCCATCCACTTGAATTGAGATACGATCTCACCTGTGATACGGCCGTTCTCGTCTCGCATCAAAGACCACTGACTCTCATTCTGAAGATTATACTTCTTCTTAATCTCGGTGAGCTTAGATTCGGTCATCTCTGTTCTAGCTATAATAGCCATATTCCCTCTGGCCTCCGTGGATTTGATGAATCGAGCCATGAGAACGTGGATGAGGTCTCCGTTGGTAGCTACTGGCGTGAGGAAGGCAGAGAGTTTGTTGTTCTTTGATGAATACTTCCCAAGGTCTTCTATGATCTCTCTCCTTAGTGCCGCTCTTGCCTGTCCTTCAGTTTCAAATAGCTTGTTTCCATAGCCATCCTTTGCATCCTTAAAGTACTCAATGACCTGATCGATTATGATCTCAGCCATCTTCAGCTTTAGGTCATTCGCGTCTATAGATGCATTGATCTCCGTCTGATTGTCGGTGATCTTCTTTTTGATCTTTTCTGCAAAATCTATCAGCCTTGCCCTCTCACTGTCAGACATCTGTATAGCCTCAGAATCCTCAGTCTCACTGAGCATCAATATGATATCATTGGCTAGAGTCTTGTTCTCCTCAAGATTCTTTGCCACCATATAGATGTTCCTGAGGAGAGATGCAGAGACATTGTACGCAACAAGGCTTTTATCGCCACTACTGAGGATACTCTCCACGTCTCTCATCTGATTAACCACGGCAGACGCGTAGTCATTCATCACGGTCAAACCCTCGATGAGGTTATCTATAGCGTCCACAGCGATAGCCGTACCAAGAGCTGAGTTCACACGACCTGATGCAACACCAAGGAGATTGCGCGCGCCGTCGATATAATCAACCCTATCCTCGTCAAGTTTAGTCCTAAAGAGCTCGCCCTTCTTGACCGACTGGCTATAGAAGGCATTGATCCTACTCTTGAGCTTCTCAGCAATCCTGTCGATTCCAGCAACCTCATTCTTGATCCCGGTCTGGTTGGCGATAGCAGCGTACAGGCTCTTACCCTTCACGATCTCAGAGAGGTGCTCGTTGGAGAGCAGAGCCTTCTTGGCTACGATCTTGCTAGCATAGTCCCTGAAGAGTCTATCAGTACGCTCTACCTCGTTGAGGAAAGCATCATCAGTGATACCATGGAAGAGATCCTTGATGGCCTGCCAGATGCGGTTGAGGAAGGAAGAGTGTTTTCCTTCGTACTGTCCGATGATGTGCTTGGTGAGTAGCTTAGCCATTGCCTCTCTCCTCAGAAGGTCCTGTGAGCCCTCATAGAGCTCGCTGTACGTCTCAAACTCATCTCCTAGTATCTCCTTCACCTGTGCATCAGATATCGCGGCAGAGAGCCTTTCTCGCAATGCGGGAGGTGCAAACTCAAGAGCGATATGTGCAAGCTCTTCGGTGAGGACCTCACTCGACGAGCCATTAGCCACACGGATGAGTGCAGCGAGCTTGTTGGTGGCCTGTGCGGTCTCAAGGAAGACTGTCTCACCTGCCTGCCTTAGTCCTTCCTCAATAGCTTCGAAGTACTCTACAGGAATGCCATAGTGTTCAAGGAGGGCTGTGACCCTACCACGAAGGACAGCCTGCCTCTCAGCGTCTGCCTTAGCTTCCCTATCCTCAGTGTAGGACAATTTGTATCCTTCCTCAGTCACCTCAGGCACCAAGGGCGTACGCTCGGAGATAGAGTCCTTGTTACCCTTCCTCACAGCCTCAAAGGCTGACTGATAGGTGTCAAAGTGGTTCTGCTCACCTGCATACGTACGGACCATATAGTCACCATACATACTTGCTGGGAACATATCCCCGACCGGGGTCAGGGCCAGGACATCTCGTCCTGACCACTGGCCTTGATCGTTCTTCTTTAGGTCATGCCCATAGTCCTCAAACCATTTGCTGATAGATGCATAGTAGGCATCCACAGTGGCATTCCTATCTTGCAAGACTTCACCAAGCTCGATGAACATCTTACTTCTCTCTTCCCCATGCGGCGTGCTAACCGTTGGGTACATTACACATGACTTACTCATTATGGTCTACATGGATTATTTTCTTTCTTCTTTTCTTGTTCCTCCTGATTTGCTATCACCCCAAAGAGTGAGAAGTATGAAACAGCCTCAGAGTGGGCCTTGGCCTTGAATGGGCCTGATGGATCTATCAATCCATACCCGGCCAATCGAGTGATGTTCAGCTTCTCAGGCTGTGCATTCTGGAACGAAGGTAGTAGATAACCTCCATCCATCCTATAGTCGTTGTATAGCGTTCCGTCTTCTGTCACAATACCCCTTGGGGTGATCCTTGTGTAGACGGTATCCTCCGCACTCGCTTTGCTGTCTCTACCCTGGACATAGATGATGCCACGGTTAGGCTGATTCTCGTCTGCGATGACATAGACAGGCTCTCTCTTCTCACCTTTCACCATGATGTAGTCAGGGACTACACCTCCTGTGGACTGCATCAGAGCCTCAGCGTCCTTCTGTGATACGACGTGACCGATCTTCTTGATGTTCTCTCTGACGTAGTTAGCCATGAACTGGTGCGTGAACTCAGTATCGAGCTCCTGACCAGCTCTCAGCTCAAGAGCATCGAACTTGATCCTCTCAAGCATCGCGTTACGCCCCATCATAAGAGCCTTCACCGACTGAGGGATAGCCTGTAGCATAGCCTTCATATTCGGATTACCACTCATATAGGTTGCATACAGAGCAAGACCCTTGAGGAGCTCGTAGTCTCTGAGGGCTTTAGCCCGCTCTACACCGGTCAGCCTAGTGTTGTGCGCCTGCTCGATGATATCCTCAAAGGCAGCTGTAGCCTTAGCCATAGCCTTCTCCTCACTGGGCGTACCAAGGCTCTTGAAGACCAGCGTCTGGAATTTCCTCGTCTGCCACTGATTGTTAATACGAACAGGTACGATGGTCTCCTTGCCGAGGGCTACTATCTTCTTCAGTGACTCTGGCGCGGTCCTATTGAAGATGTCTGGGAACTTGGTTATTATCTCCTGCGCCAGGACGTTCTTCTCTTGCTCATCCTCAGAGTAGGTCGTGATAGCTGAGCTTACATACTGATCGTATGCAGAGAGGAACTTCTTCGTGAAGTCCATAGTAGGCTTCACACCGAGTCTTCTAGCTGTCTCTACGATGGAGAGAGCAAACATAGGCGAAACCTTAGGGTTGTAGACAGACTCCGCGTACATCGTCCCGAAAAGACCAAGGCCCAGGTACATCTTATAGAAGTGCCCACCCTTGTTCTGCTCTATGAAGGTCTTTGTTGTAGCGTCTGGACTAAGACCAGGCAGAGACCTAAGCGGTACGATGATACCCTCGTGCTTGATATACCTGTGGTTCTGCGCGCGCTCGATCTGGTCGATAGACTTGACCATAGCGAAGACAGACTCATTGACACCACCCTTAGGTCCACTTGAGGAGACATCAGATTTACTCTGGAAGACAAGGTCCTTGATCTCTGATGCTGCGTTCACCACGTCTATGAGGAGGCTAGCAACACGCTTGACGGACTCCTTCGTCCTAGTGTCCAGCTTACCGAAAGCCTCTACAAGTTTATCATCAGTCGCGTTGAGCGCCGCTCTGATGAGGGCCTGCGTCTCAAACTTAGAACACTCGATAAGGTCATCCATAGACACGTCTACAGATCTATTACTGTCGATCGATCCGCCCTGACCTAATGCCCTGAAGAGAGCCTGTGATCGTCCTTCATCGCCCTCGAGGTTAGCAATATGCTTCCACAGAGGTGTGGCTGTGATGAGGCCGATGATGTCGCCTGGAACACCCATTCTCACCAGGGTGGCGATGATAGAGGCATTATCCATAGTAATGTCAGCAAGACCGATGACAGGGTCCTTAGCATTGTCCACAGACGCAGCACTGTACTCCTCAAGGATACGAGACACGTAAGTCTCATCCTTACCAGTCATGTCATTTAGTGACTGATACTTTTTGCCAGCTATCTTAATCGACTTGCTGAGTTCAAGGAGCTTTGCTTGCTGGAAGACGCTTGTAGCAGTGTTCTCATTAGCGAAGACACCGACAAGACCAAGACCAGCCTTGTTCTGCCTCTGCATTTCCATCTCCACCTCAGAGAGTGCGATGTTCTTGCCCGACCTAAAGATGTCTACGATCTTATTGATCTTGTCAAGGTCGAGGTTATGCAGGTATTCAAAGATCACCTTGTCACCGATCTTCTTGTCCTCCTTCTCATCGAGGACTTGCTCAAGGATCTCCTCTAGCTTGGCCTTGCTTATATTACTGATGATGTAGCCGATCTTCAAGTCCTTCTTCACACCATCGTAACCACCAGGCTGAGCCATCTCTAAGGCAGCCTGTGGGCTCCTCAGAACGCCTCTGATGATATCAAAGAGCACATTGGTCCTCTGCCTTTGGTTGAGTCCATTAGTGTTGACACCCTCGTTTTTGAAGACTTCTGCGGCTGAGTAGTCGAGGTCAAGGACTGCAGGCCTCTTAATCTTCTTTTCATCTCTTCCTTCAATCCTAGCCTGACGTACCTGCTCATCGTACTTCTTCTTGATCTCTGCGATCTTCTTCTTGCCGGGACCGGCATCCTTCTTCATGAAGAAGAGCTTATCGACGTCGAAGTCAAAGCCTGCCTGAGCAATACACTCATGAGGAACCTGTATAACACCACCAGCAACGCGAGGTAGGAAGCCTACGATACGAAGAGGGAAGGCTGAGTACTTAGACTCAGTAGGGATACGGTAAGCTACAAGCTCAAGGAGATCTTCTCTACCATCAGCCTCAATCTTCTTGATGTCGATCTCACCCTTGTCATTAGCATACTCAAGGATCTCACTAGAGTGAGGTGTGACACGCACGGGGACGTAGTCGATAGACCCATCCTCCTTGTACTTCACCTTCAGATCGTTGGACGCTTCAGCAGAACTCATCTGGATGAGGGATCCACCGGGGACCATCATCCTATAGATCTTCTTAGCTGCCATCGCGTAGAATGCTGAGTGCAGAGCATCCTGGAAGGAAGGATCGTAGATGTCGTTAGTGAAATATTTACGACCATACTCGTCCACCTCTACTTGGAGATAGTCCTCGCTCGCTGGATCGTAGTAGTCACTATTTCTCACTGCATCGAGTATCTGTCTCCTCAGGCGGTCAAAGCGCTTATTGTAGCTCTTGACGCTCTTCTTGTTGATCTTCTCGCTGTCAGGGTTCATCTCGATACCAGACTTCACGAACTCATCAATAGCATGCTGACCTACGATCTCGTTGATAGCTGCCTTGATCTGGTAGCCATAGACTTTCGTACCGGCAACCTCAAAGGTGTCCAGGTTCTTGAGGTTAGTCGTGATGATCTTCCTCAGCTGGGTACCTAATCTCTGCCACGTATTGAAAGAGTGCAGGGGTGTTGAGGTCTGGATCCCATAGTACTTGTATGGCATATCCTTGACCTTCTTGTCGTCGAGTTTGATACGACCATCCTGGTCTCTATCCACTATCCACGCCTTCCTACCATCGATCTCTACCTGATTGCTTGACTCTGCAAGCTGCCCAGTGATATACTCAGAGATTTCATTAGTGATCATCTTTGAGAACTCAGCCTTGTGCTTCTCTGCCTCTTCCTCAGATAGCTCCTTCTTCTTTACATACTCAGCCATCTTCTCATTGAACTCCTCAAGACTAGCGGCTGTGATGGACCTACTCTTGCCGTTGACCTTAAACTCGTACTTCACAGGTGAGAGGTCTTTCAGGTCTAAGTCCACGGTAGCGTAGTTACCCACCTTAGATGCACTGTCGTACTCAATAGCATCGATCTGGTTATCCTCCATGAACTTCACAAGCGCATTGAGGAAGGGAGACGATATGCCTTCCTCATTAAGTCCAGTGAGGAGAGCCTCAGAGTGCTTGTACTGTTGGATGACCTTGGTGTCCCTATCTCCGTCCTTGACATGGATATCACCGTAGTACAGGCTCTTGATGACGTTAAAGCGGTGATCCTTGATCTTGCTGTAATCAGGTTCACGACCCTCCTTGATAGCATTAGCCATTTCCTCAAGAGCCTCGATAGCTCCATCGGTATAGCCCTGCCCGGTGCCTTCAAGGATACGCTTATAGCCCGAGGGCGATAGCCAGGCCTGACCGTCAGTAGCCGTGATCTTACTGTACGCCTTGAGTGAAGCATCGTAGCCAGCCTGGGTGATAAGTTTTAGCTCGAGCTTCTTATCGAGGATAGCCTTGATCTCCTTGGTCAGTCTATCAGCCATACGGTCATTGATGACCACAGTGCGCCTCACAGCATTCTTCTCAAGGTCAAGCCTCTGAATATTACTTTGTGCTTGCTTGGCACGTTTTACCTCATTGACCATACTACCAAGTACAGCCTTGTCACCATAGAGCAGGTGCCCAATCTGGATTCGCCAGAACACACCATTAAAGGCAAGCGCGTACTGCTCTATGCCCTTAGCCTTATGGTCAAGGTCGAACTCATCCCAGGACTGCACCTCATTCTGTACCTCCTGATTGAATTGCAGCTCTACCTCATGCCTGAGCACCTCCTCAAGTTTTTCAAAGGTCGTGTTATGATCCCTGTTGTACGCATGGATAAAGTGTACCCTGTCAATATCATTGAGCTCCTTATCTATCATAGCACCCATGATGTTGTACTCAACACCATTGATTTTCGCTGTGTAGTCATTTAGCCCGGGTAGCGAGACAAACCTATGAGCCATGCTATCCCTCTTACCAATCTCCATAGCCTTGTCCTTGCCATAGAGAACGTGCTGGGCTCTCCTGGCTTCATTGTAGGCTAGCATGGTAAGGTGGTCTATCGCATAGTCTCTATCTACATACTTCCCACTTTTGTCCTGCTTCATGGGGTCGAGTCTCCTCACCTTAACGAACTCAAGGGTAGATGCTTCTGCAGCCACAGGTAGATGGGCCCAGTAGTAAGCATTGTCCATGTCCTTCTGGGAATCATAGTAGAGGTTAGCAAGCTCGTTGCTATTCCACTTATTCATCTTGCGCCCATTATGCACAACAACTCGCTTCCTTGAGAATAGCCCGGACACAAAACTCTTGGCCGCATAAGCGTCGTTGAGGAAGGCGTTAGCTGTATGATAAACCCCTTGTATCCCCTTTAACGTAACTTGATTCTTGTAGATCTCGTCCTTGTCAAGGTACTCGCGCTGTATCGTATCTACGATCTTTGGATGCCTGTTGTTGCCTCTAAACTGTAGCTCCTGGAATGCCATATCACGATACGATGGTGCGAGGCTTGAGGCAAAGAGGAGCCCCTCTACGCTTGTCCCGGTAGTGTCATGGCTTAATACCCCTGTGTAGAATGCTGCGCTAATCTTCGCTAGGCTATTATAGACGTATGTAAGGTTTGAGTCTCTCGTAAAGTCCATTGGCGACTTCAGCGTGAACTTCTTACCATCACCCATCTGTGCAGCGAGGGTCCTCAGGTTCTGCGCGTATTCAGCCATAGAGAATCTCAGCATGGTGAGGATGTCGTGACGTGATCCCGAAAGATTCCTATTCCCTGTTGGGGGCATAGAGTTCGCCGAATTATTGTATCCTCTTGTTGTCTGAGCTGCCTTAGTCCACTCTATAGATAGCATCCTCGGCTCAACGAAGATGCCGAACTTTTGTAGTAGCTTAGATACACGCTCCTGCAACCGAATGAGTCTTTCGGCATCTTTAAGCGTCATTTGAAGTCCGCTATCCATGCTGAAATCTAGACCGACCAGCTCTATCATAGATTGATCTACCTCTGTAGCGATCCTGTCTATCTCCTCAACCGACAGAGTTAGGCCATCCACGCCAAAGGCCTCCGTGAACTTGCTTGCCCACTTACTGATGACATCAAGGTTTGAAGACCTATCCGTCATGTAGACAAGACCCTGATCATTTCTCACGGCATACTTTATCCTGATCTTATTGATAGCAGAGAAGAGCTGTGAGGCCATAGCCTTCATCCTCCTACGCTTAGCGCCAGACTCATTCCTGTAGTCTATGTAGGGGCGTAGCTGCTTTATCCATGGCTCAACGACCTCCATGTTTTCAAGACGCTCCAGCATATCCTCACTGTTCTCAATGCTCTCCATAAGAGAGGCAAGGGTGTTGTAGGTCTCACCAAGTGACTTAAACTTAGTGTACCCAAATGAGTCTGTGATAGGCTTGCCGTCAAGATCTACATCCTCGATAACTGAGAACATAGCCCTCACTGCCGGGGTGATAGTCGACATTACTGACTTCTCCTCAGCCTCTAAGAACCTTACATCTTCCCCATCATCTCCTTCCTCAGAACTTCCTGTCTCCTCAGAATCCTCTACCTGGTCTCCCTCTTTCTCATCGAAGAGGTCGTCAAAGAGATTACCTTCATAGAGGTCGTCATCTCCATCTTCTACCTCATCAGCATCCTCAAGCGACTCAGCCTCGTTGATCCTTTCAAGAGCGATAGTAGAGCCAAGGATAGATCTCGCAACCTTGTTGGTGGCAAGGTGGAACATCTTCTCGTCTGCCTCAATATTCTTGGATATCCTATTCAATACATCCCTCTCGCTCATCACAACGCCGTAGGCGGCCGCTACGGCTTCTATGATAGCGTCACGCTGCTTTGATATCTCTGGGTCGTCCTGAAGATCTACAGCCTTGATGATGGCCTCGTCAAGGGTCGTCCTATCGAGTATCCCATTAGGAGCGTTGAACACCAAGTCCCTCTTGAGCGCCTCAGAGAAGATCGCCTTGTCCTCAAGGCCTACATTCCTTAGTGCTCTATCGATGATGACATCCTTAGTCATGTGCTCAGCCTTGTCAATGCGATTGCTGATAGCGGCCTTGGTCATAGCGTATAAGGTCTCCTTAGACTCCTTACTCTTGAAGTCATGGAGGAACCACCCATCGTCCTTGAGGAGAGAAGAGACAACGCCCTTGACAACATCTGTAAGGACTCTCTGTTCCTTTCTTATTGCCCTACTCTCCTGGGCACGTGCGGTAGCGTCTGCATTCTGTCGGTAGCCAAGGACTGATGCGTCATGAAGTACCCTGACACCCTTATCCACCATGTTCTTAGCTTCTGATGCTATAAGCGAGTAGATAGTTGAGTCTACAACACCCATAGCGTTGCGTTCGGCAACAGAGAGCATCCTGATCTCACCATTACCAGCCAGGCTATGAAGCACGTCGATGATTGGCATCTTAGCCTTCATTGCCTCGTTGACCATATTGGTAGCGACATCGACGAACTCATCCTTTATTCTGTCTACAGCGTCGTCACTAAGCCTCGTCTTGCCATCACCGTTCTTGATAAGCTCGTTGAGTACAGCGCCTGTGTCGACGCTCCCATCTGACTTACGGAACCCCTTGAATCCTGACTCAATAATCTTGGCGACTCGCGCGATGTTCTTTTCAAGATCGGTCCTATCCATGGCATACCTCGCGCGCTTCTTGTAAACGTTGTCAAGGATACGAAGGAGGATAGCCGAGTTGAGGTCGTTGATCTTGCCTATAGCATCCTGAGTTAGGAACTCGTAGGCGGTTTTCTCCAGCGCGTTATTGATATAGTGTGGCACGTAAGACATGACAGCCTTATATCCTTCGGTCTCCTGAATAGGTCTACCCTTAGGATCCATCTTCCCGATCTTATCAAGTACCGCATCGACCTCCTCGTTATTCTTGACAAGCTCCTGGAACTTACGCTCAAGGATACGGATCGTGCTTTTTTGAGTAAGCTGCTTATCAGTGAACTCGTACCCTTGTGTCATCTCGGTATAAGCAATAAGCGCCTGGACCTTATCTACTTTGTCGGCCAGGTGCTTGATTGGACTCATACCTTTTTGCCCCTCATACTCAGACTCGTTGATCAATCTCTTGATCTCGTCGTGTGTCTCAGGACTCAGTATTCTACAATGCATAGTCTATATTATATGTGATTCTATCCCAAAAAGAAGGGGTACGCACCCGAAAGTACGCACCCCTAAGTTACTGCTTATCTAGGAGATCCCTTGCCTTGGTCATCACATCCTTGGCATCTGCGTGTGGTTCTCCGGTCTCTCCATCAACACGCTTTCGGAAGATCTCGTCCCACTCTCGCCTGGTGTAAGTGTAGACAACCTTTGTTGCCGTACCTAATGGGAGGTGCTTCCTGGCGTAATCTACTGGGTATCCTTTCTTGAGGAGAGAGAAGTAGTACTCCTCGTCTATCTTGAACTTCCTCAGGCTATCCTCCCAGCGCTCAGGGTCCTCATCGGCAAACACTGTCTTGAGTATAGGTAGGTCTGGACGTTTCTTCGTGCCGTAGATTATTAACCTCGTGCTGCTCTCTGCGATGGCGTTAGGTGATACCCTATTCAGCTCTCGCGAGATATCGATAGAGGTGACGCACTCTATGGTATACCTGCGGATAGACTCAGGTGCTTTCTCTGCAGGGATCCTCCATTCCTCACGTAGGTACTCCTTGTCGTTCTCCTCATAGGCTTGACCATTGCTGGCTACATAGGCTATTACGCCAAATGCAGCCTGTCCATTAAGGTCCCTGCCAAGGCTAACATGCTCAAAGACTACATGCGTAAACTGACTGAGGCGCGCTGTTACGTGAGCGTGTTCTGAGGGTATAAGGTAATACCTGGTGGTGTGACGGAACATAGACCTATGCCCAGAGCGCCACAAATGCTCGCAGAGACGCTTATTATCCTTCGGTGAGGAATCGTAGCACACGCTCGCACATCGTGCGATATGAGTCTCTAAATCGTCTCCACACTCGTACAGGGAGACTGATGGTTCTAAGATGATCATGATTCTACTATATGGGGTTTAACTGATGATGCCGGTTGAGGAAGAGAAGAAGGCATAAGGTCGTAACGTTTCCTATCTAAACGGTAAGGACGTATAGAAGCGCTAAGGGTCGGGGAACCCTTCAAGGTCTGCTCAGTAGTCGCTACATACGTATAGCCGTTCTCGTTAGTATTGATAACCTGCACGTCAATACTCTGCGGTACAAGCTCCTGAGGAATAAGGGCAACAACGATAGCGTCCTTAGGCTCTTCCTCAAGCACAGGTACAATGCCTACCTCTTCCTCAAGAGAGATATTCGTAGCCTCCTCAATAGGATCCACCACGTCACGCATGTAAGCCTGATAAAGCCGTACTCGGTTAACTCGGGACATAAAAAGAGGATTAACCCAGTAACGGCGTATCTGCCGGCGAGAAATTACAGACTTCTCAATCAGCTCACGCAAGCCACGATACACAGAGTTGAGAGCAATACCCTCTTCCTCAGAAATAACCTTTGCGTCCAGCACTACACAGTTCTCCTCATCAAGACCCTGGGAGAGCCTTGCGAAGATGATTAGCGCTGATGGTGACAGCCTTGACATTACCTGAAAGCCTTTAGGGTAGACACGCACGTGCTGTGAGACATCTACCATCTCCTTCTGTCTGACGGATAGATCCACGTCAGTCATCTCTCCCTCGCCTGTTACAACGTGGAGATCCTTCTGTGTGGTGTACCTATACCTGTTCTGAAATTCTGCCTCAAGGGCTAAATCCATGGCGAATGGACATCTTGGAGTTGCCATATCTATCTGTTGTTATCGTTCTGTACTGCAAAGGTAATGAAAGTATTTGGATTTTATACAATGCTGTATAGTAAATTCAGATTCTTTATACAATGCTGTATAAAAAAAAAGAGGGGAAAGCGCTGATAATCAGTACCTTCCCCTCTTCTTGTATATATATTTATAGTTAGTATGGTGGTAAGAGATATTCTTACCAGTTAGGCTTCTTGAAGAAGTAGTTGTACTCTCCTCCGTAGACGAAGCAATTCATAAACTCTTCTGAGGAGAGTATCTCCTCCTTGGTCATCCCGGTGACATCCACGTCAAGTTCGTACCTGATAGGATCCGACTCTACTGAGTCTGCGAAGTCCTCTACATTATTGTAGGATCCCAGGTGGTTATCCCAGAATGAGTCGATATCGAGTCTTACCTTCTCCTCATTCCCCTTGAAGTGCTCCATCTGTGTCTCTACCCAGAACTCGTATGCCTCGGTGTGACACCTTGAGAGGCTCTGGTTGATCTCGAAGAACTCAGGTCGCAGCTTGAAGTTCTTCATGAAGAACGCTGGCATATCGCTAGTGGAAATGATCCGTGGTGGTATTCGTTCGTATCCGTAGTGTAGTAGAGCGCAGTGGTTGTAGAATGCTTCGATGCTAGGCCATTCCCATAGGTTTACCCACTGACCGCACGTATGCTTAGTCTCGGTGTCGTTGAGATCCATCTTCTGGAACTCTTCGTATGGCACTACGTAGACTTTAGCGTCTGGGTAAGCCTGAAATTTTCGATTTGTATACATAGTTGTCTTGTTGTTTAGCTTAGTAATTTCTCTGCTATAGTAGTCATGATCTTATCTACTAGGGATTCCTTGGCGTTCCTCAGGTTCTCAGCTGTCAGCTTATCCTGTGACATTATCCTAGAATCTCTGCAGTAGTATATCGCATCATGACTTATAGCTACACAGAATCCATACAGGTATCTCTTCGGCAGATAGTAGAAGTCTCCGTGCTTCTCTACCGGTACCGAGGTAGTACCTGTATCATCCTTGACAGTGAGAAGCTCACCGTCAAATCTCATATTTTGTTCTATCTCCTTCATTCTTCCGGCATTAACACCTCTGCATCCCAGTACAGCTGGTCATTGTTAAGTAGATCGTATAGGCTCTCACCTGTGCTCTCAAGTACCCAGCATCCTCTAGAGAATATTACGACATCATCTATCTCTCTAGACATCGCTGTACCATCTCTATCCATCCACTGATAGCCACCTACTATCCTGCACTTCTCAAAGACGAGCTTGCCTTTGAGGTCTATACCTGTGTATTGATAGACGTAGCTTACGCATTCCACATCTGTTTCCTCGCTCATGTATGGACCTAATATCAGCCATCCGGTGCCATTATCATCATGGCAAGCTGATCCAGTGACCCACTCATTCCTGGCGTTGTACCCACCAAATAGTATATCTCTTTCTTGTTCCATCTTGGTTATAGTGGTTGAGGAAGAGAGAAAGATGTTTCCACCTACTCTCCCTTCCTCAAGTGATTATCCTCCGGTAAGACCCTTTGCTACCTGATACAGTCTGTATCGCTTAGCAAAGTCCTTGACCATCTCTACGTCGTTGTCGGTATAGATGACTTCCTTGACCGTGTCCTCTGAGTCTAGGCAGCACGTTATCTCTAGGTAACACCTTCCTGTGGGGTCCTGGGAGATGAGGAAGTACAGCTCGCCGTCCTTGCTCAGGCTTAGGATCTTTGCGTATATGCACGACTTCAAGCCTGACATAGTTGGCAGTTCTACATCCTTCCAGTTCAGCGGTGGCATCATATCCTCTAAGATCTCAGCCTGACTTACTCGTCCACACGTGAAGCCTCCGAGACACCTAAGTCGACATTGCTCAGCTATCTCCATTAGCTCATTTATATCGTATGAATTCGCGAAGGGATCAAACTCGTGTTCTTCCTCTTCATCAATCACTACGACGCTGAGGTATAGGATGCCTGTCTTGCTATCTTTTTCTATCTGATAGTATGAACATACGTTCTTTGATAGCTCAGTGTTTATGGCTCTAAAGATCTCAGTTTTCGTAAAGACCGCTGTCTTATAGCCTCTCCGCCATTCAAGCGGTTTAGGTACTGTTGCTATCTTTATCTTATTCATATCCTTGTTGCTTAGTATTTACCGATCCATTCGGTCATAGTACTCTTCAGAATGAAGGATATACACCACATCCTTATCTGAGTCCTTGAGGCTTGGCCCCTTGATGACAGTCACTTCTTTCATGTAGTAACTATCAATAAGTACGTCGCTTGGCTTGATCTTACCGCTAAGCTGGATGGGGATGAAGTTAGACTTATCCCACTCCTCGATCATGTGCTGTGCGTAGTTCTCGAGAGTGTCGAAGCATCCGTAGTACTGCTCTTCGAACTCCTCTAATCCTACATCCCATTTCGGCCCGAACTCGTTTTGCATTGTAAGAAGCCATAGTTCATAGGCTAGCAATGCTTCCTCTTCAAGTATCTCCTTAGCCTTGAAGAAGTCGCCTTTTATGATGTAGTCGCTATTCCAGTTGATGAGCGTAGCTGGTATATCGAAGCCTATAGAGTGCTTCTCCCACCCATCAGACAGAAATTCCGAGAGCTGCTTTTGAAACTGTTCCCTTGTCATCTCTCCTATGGCAAACTCTTTCTCCTTATAGATCATCTTCCCACTTTCTAGTTCTATCTTCCTAGCTATTAGTGTGATGGTCTCTTCTCTTAATGTCTTTGTCATTGTTCTTTCTTGAATGATTCTTTTGTGATGATGATGTGATCCTCTACCATATTCTCATCAAACAGGTCTGCAGTGATCTCGTCTCCTCCAGCGAAGATATCTATTACCTCTGTCTCTCTGTCGTATGAGGCGTGGTAGAAGATAGTGCTCTCGTCTGAGTACTCTTCTGTCACTGTTGATACGAAGGATCTTGCGTCCTCAGCTCCAAGACCATCAGCCTCGTTGTAGAAGTTTACTAGGTTCTCCTGGACCATCTTGACAAGGATGACCTGACAATCCTCCCAACTCTTAGCCCCTTCTACAGGACACCAGCTCGTATCTCCTTGGTCAGCTAAGGCCTTTAACTCCTCTGCTGTTTTGCTGTATTCTATCTTAGCGTTTATTGTTGCATCCTTGAAGTTGCCTTCTGAACAGCATACTTCGTAGCCTACATCCATACGCACTGTGAACTTCGCACCATTATAGTAGTGCGGTCCATCTGTCATTGTTACTCCCATATTCTTTACTTAATATCGATTGGTACATCTAGCTGCTTGAGGAAGATCCTACCCTTGTAGGCCTCATAGCACGCCTTCACTGCCTCTTCCTCAGCCATAGCTTCTGACGGCAGGAATTGGAATTGAGGAAAGCGATGATCCATCCAGCTCTTGTTGCCGTGAATGAAGTCTTCAAGGTTTGCATACCCCTTGTCTACCAGCTGCATTCTGAATAGTGCAGGCTCGCAGACATACATAGGCCAGTCGTAAGGCTTTCCTGGTCCTCTCTTGCAGCCTCTGTTGGCCCACTCCTCCCAGATAAGGTAATCCTCCAGCTCTTCCTCAAGGAGGTCTCTGTGGACCTTGTAGAAGGCCTGAGAGAGTCTTCCCTCGCAGATAAGCCCTTGAGGAAAGTTAGAGGTCTTGAGGAAGAGGATGTCTGGATTCCTCTCCTTAGGGAAGAGAGCCTTACAGGCAGCCATATACTCCTCTACAGAGTCATAGTTACCTGGCGTGGTCCACTTACCGATGCTGTACTTCTTGGTGTCATCATTGCGCATAGCAATGAGCTGTGTCGTGACGTATAGTCGCGCGCGTCTTAATCCTCCGTCCATATTAGTAGTCTGAAAATACGAAGCCTGGCTTGCCAATTACTTCGTTATCAACGTATGTATAGTCACTGATGAAGAGATCTCTTGCGAAAGCGTCAAGGTCGAATCTGAAGTATGGTGAGATGCTCTCTACCCTCTCAATCTCTTCACCGTAGCACTCATTCATTAGCTCCTCAGCAAAGTCTTCTTCGCTGTAGTACTGTCCCTTGTATCGGTCCTCGAAGCTGGCTGAGTCGCTTGTATCTACCTCCCATGGGTTAAAGTGGTAGTTGCAGATGTAAGCCTCAAAGGCCTCATGTAGGTCCTCATCGAGCTCGTCAAATGCATCCTTAGTCGTGAAGAAGGATTCATGTATCTCATTGCTGCCCTCCTTGTAGATGCGGTCATCATCGATGCCCTCTACCTCAAGGATCTTAACCTCGAGTTCTCCTTCCTCATCATCCCCATAGTATTCTTCTAGGAGATCCTCAACATCATCCCAGTAGTCTAAGTCCTTGAGTTCGATCTCAAGACCTCTCTCGTTGGGGTCTTCAATGTACCGCTTGCTTGTCGTTACTCGTACCTTGGATTCGTAAATCTGTTCTCTGATAGTCATAGTCGTTGCTTATTAGTTGTTGATTAGCATGCTTCTACGTGGAAGCCCTCGTGCCCTTTAGCCTCAGGCTTGTCGTAGGGTTCTCGCACGTAGCCTTTCTTCAGGTACTTGAAGGCTTCCTCGTCCAGCTCGTTCTCAATATCTCTGATGAGCATCTCATAGCCCATACGCTCCATACCCAGGGCTACTGAGGCTGGCAGGTTACTTACAATCTCCTTACGGAAGTGGCGTGAGGAGAAGAGACCACCGAACCATACTGTCTCTTCCTCATAGAGAAAACCTGTGACCTTGATATTTGAGACCTTGAGATCCAGGATAGTACGCTGCTCATACTTGCGTGTGATACTCGTGATGGCCTTCTTCTCTCGAGTGAAGATAAAATTGCGGATCGTTTTCATTGCACTTATATTTGTTTTGTTCTTAGTATTTCTATTCTTTCTTTGATTGTACTATATAGGGGTAATAAGGGGGATCAGCTGCAACTGGTCCCCCTTACCTTATTCCCTGAATGCGTCTTCTTTTGACATAGACCGTAAAGCAATACCGTTGCGCGCGGCAAATCGTATAGGTTCATCTGTACCCGGGAAGTACACGTTACACACATTATCCCACTCCCTATCTTCCAGGATCCTCTTGACCGCAAGGTCATTCTCCTGTAGTCTCGGGATGAACTTAGGCCCGAAAGGACCGTGCCCTATATACCACATGCCAGACACACAAGACATCCTGATCTCCTCATCGGACATATCTGCCATCCTGTATATGACTGCGTGATCGTTGTAGGTGTTAGTGATCTCCTTGGTCAGTCCGGACATCAGGCCTCGCAAGTACGCAACCTTATGCTTAACTGATACCTGACTGCTGTTGATCACATCGCCCCTATTAGATACCGCTATGGTATTAAGGACACGGAAGCCCCTCTGGCCTTCCTTGATGTAGAGTAGCGCACTCTTCTGCAACTTGCTGAAAGCACGCTCATCAAAGATGGTTAGTGTGTCTGTCATCATCCTTTCCTCACGCCTATGCACCCCAACCAAAACACCATAGGCAAACCACTCCCTCTCAGATTCTCTCTCAATCATCAGATAGGAAAGAGGAAGAGTAGAAGAAAAAGAAGGAAGGAAAAGACCATCACGCCTTTCCTCAATCTCTTCAGGCATCACTGCCACAGGTGTCTGGACTGATCCCAACATAGGGATAGGTACATAGGAGCAAGTCTTGAGTCGTGTAGGCTCCCCATACATAATACGCCCTCTACGTAGCCCTTCCTCAGTAAGGAAGGTGCAGCCGTTAGCGTCCCTCAATGGTATAGGACCTTTCTCTGCCGTCATCACAACGGTGGATGCTTTATAGCCTCTTCGCATAGACGTTCTCAATAGAGTTCACTTCCTCGGCGTTGATCTCCTTGTAGTGTCTAACGCCTGAGGAGAGATAGTATTCAAGCTCTGCGGCTACCTTGCGCCACGATGGTACGCTGTGGTCTCCTATGGTATATCCAACCTTGCCACCCTTTGTCTGTTCAAACTTGAATGCTAGAGGTCGTGGTGTGCCGTTGTTACGCACCACGATGAAGTGGAAGTCATCAAGCTCGTAGTCCTTGAACTGCTCGTGCTGATTCATCCTAGCCCTGATGATGTCGTAGTACATCTGAGCCTGTATGCCGTAGTTCCACTCGATAACTGACTCTGGGAAGTCATCCTCGACCTTACTGGTGGTCTTGAGGTCTATGATCCTTACCAACTTCTTAGCGTGGTCCACAGTGATGATATCTGCCATACAGCGTAATCCTACACGGCCCATCTTAGCTGTGAACTTCTGCTGGTAGAAGACCTCACCATCGAACACAGGTACCTCTAGGAGCTTTGATACGCCTGTATTAGCTCGTAGGGCATTGACGCAGGCCATAGCCTTGTCTAGCTGATCCTGTGTGATGATGTTCTTCCCCTGGGTCTTCCTTACAGCGTCAAAGTACTCAGCACAGCCGTGTACGTTCTTCAGTCGTGAGGACTTATACCTATCATCGATGTAGTACTTACACTCAATGCAGGCCTTGTGTATCTCTTCCTCAGGGACTTCTACCACCTTAGCGTAAGTGGTTGAGGAAAGGAGAAGGTCTATCACGTCCTTCAATTTCCCTGATGGCACGTTGTCCTCATTGGCTACTACGTACCGCTCAGGAAATTCCTCGGGCGCTGTGAAGAGACAGTCTACCAAGGACCCGAAGGTCAAGGATGCAGATGTGACCTTGTCGTCGAGGTTGTCGATCTTCCCTATACCTTCCCTGAGGAAGCGAGAGATCTTACTATACGACAAGGCTGGATCCGCACGATAGACTTCCTCGCTCACGTCCCAAGCAAGGTCTCTAAAGTCTGGATGGTTACTCATTGTTCTTAGTGTATTCTATGTTTCAATTCACGCACTCTTGGTAGAGTGCGACACGTGTTCTATAAATTCTTTGATGTCTTTGACTGTCTTGATTTCCCAGAAGTGAATCTCGAGATCTGTCTTGAGCTGTTCTAGGTATTGTAGTATGAGCTTCCTCTTGACAGGGTAAACGTCATTGGCGAAGCCCTTACACTCTATGATGTGTAGCTGGGTCTTCGTCATATAGACGAAGTCAGGCATGTATGTGATGGCTCTTACCACATTCACGATCTTGTACATCGATGAGTGGAAGTTCACCTTCTTAGGCTCAAACTTCTCCATGAGCGTCATCTTCTTCGGCTCGTGGATAACATTGAGTCCGTGGTTCTCACATATCTTGAAGAACCGTTCCTCTAGCTTAGAACGGAATTTGATCCCCTTGTACTCCGTCCAGGAGGCTCCCCTGATCTTCTTGTTTCCCGTCATGATACATTAGTGTCAGCACAACCTCGGCCATAACATCCACCCCATAGGTCTCCGCAAGATCTGAGGGGTCCTTACATCCATAGTCCTTAGGTAGAACCAGGTTGATGAGCTTGGGATATTTCTCACGTAACACCGCAGCGTAGTGCTGTCCGTTGTTGACGCTAGACTCGAAGTCGTTATCGTACAATAGGTACACCTCCTCAAAGCGCTTGAAGAGATCCATCATCACCTTATGGTTAGGCTTGGTGCCCTCAGACTGCATAGCTGTAGCTGGGATACCTAAGGTTTTCCACAGGCACATAGCGTCCTTCCTAGATGATGTAATGATGACTCTCTTCCCCTGAGGAGGCAGGAGAGTCCACAGATTCCACACTGAAGCATCGGTGTTAGATAGCCACTTGAGTTTCTGACTCTTCGGCTGGTATACCTTGATGTGCATACGTCCGTCCTTGTTCTCTACATAGGCATAGGATAGCACCTCCGCTGGGAAGGTCTTATATCCACTGCCTTTGTTGATACTTATAGTCTTGACAGCATACACACCGAACTCCGCAAGGTCCTTAGTGGTGATACCATAGGCAGACCAATACTTCTCATCCACCGCACTAAACTCGCGCGTCGTGACTGATATGTCTATGATCTGATCTACAACCTCCATCTGTAACCTGTTGTGATTCTTGATAGTCTTGTTCCCGAAGTCCTCGATGAGCTTGGCTCTTGTCTCGCCTGTGAGCAAAGATATTAATTTTAACACAGACCCTGATTCACCGGTCCCATGATCCTTATAAAGAATGCCTCCCTTTCGACCTTTGAAGATCGAGAAGGAGGCACCTCTATCTAGTCTCATCGGAGATCTGATGAGGCAGGGGATCCTCTCCACGCCAAGGTATTCCTTGAGCATGGCGAGGTCCCGAGCTTCATCTATGAACCGGTCACCATCTGCTGTTCCCAGTCCAAACGCCATTAGAACGGAGCGGGTTCATTAGCGAAGGGATCGTCATCACCAGTTGCTTGAGCTCCGCCTGCGAGAGGATCAGCGTTGCTAGCACCACCGAAGGGATCATCATCCCCGGAGAGCTCAGCACTGCTTGCTGTAGCTGCACCTACGTTCTTAGGCGTGGTAGCAAACGTAGAGATCGTGTTAGCTGCGAAGGGTGCGATAGCGTCCGTAGAGAACTGATCCTTGATAGACCCACCGAAGGCAGCGAGCTCATCGATGTGCTTAGCTACCTGCTTGTTGATATAGGTAGACTTAGCATAGGACGTGAAGAAGAGACGATTGTAGACCGACTGATAGAATACCGATGGGTTATCCTTATCCTGTCGAGCCGTAAACATCAGCTTGATGGCACGAAGCTCACCTACCTTGACGATACCCTTGAGCTCCTTCATCTTGCCAGCGAGGAGGCTCTTGATATCGTCGATGCAGCACTCAGCTTCCTGAAGGTTGGCGATTGGGAGCCACTGCTTCGTGTTGTTGTCATACTGATGTGTCTCAGGGATCTGCAGGAACGTGCGGATGAACTTCACGAGATCTTCCTCACCACGTACAGCACGACGGAAGCCAGGGAAGATGCGAGCCTTGAAGCCGCTGTCATACACGACCTCCTGCTTAGCCTCTACCTGCTCAGCCGTAGCCCATGCGGTGTTACCATACTTGTCGATTACCTGATAGCGGATAGGCTTACCGTTGTCGCCCTTAGACTGGAAGAATTCCTTGTAGAGACGGAAGCGGATGGAAGAGTTGAGCTTACGCCCATCAGTCATCTCCTCAAGCGTCTCTACGTGGAAGACGATGTCTACATAGTCTACTGTGCGTTCTACGTTGCCCTGCTCGTCCTTGTACTCTGCGGTACCTGAGTACTTAGGCTCGTCACGTTCGATCTTACGACCGAGGATCTCGCTGAGCTCAGCGTTGGTAGGGTTGACTGCGGTGATACGTACAGGTGTGATACCTACATACACATCACGTGCTTCTGAGTTGAGGGAGAGCGACTGATTGTTTTCGCCTTTTGCAAATGCCATAATACTTGTCTTGTTATGTTGTTATGAATGGTTCTTGATTAGTTGAAGGGGAGATCATCGATAGATGAGGAGAAGGGATCCTTGTCCTCTTCCTCATGATCGTAGCTTGCAGGATGGACGAACTCCGTGGTGTCAGCATCCTCTACTGGGACGGTGTCGTCTTCATCCTCTTCCTCAGGATCGAGATCTGGCGTCTCGTCTTCCTCAGGAGCATCGAGGTTAGGCTGTTCATCCTCAGCTTCCTCCTGGTCTTCCTCGCTAGGGATGACGACTACGATCTTCATCTGTTCGTCGTGACTGAGGTCAGCGAACTCCTTGGGGCTGAGACCACCGGTGAGCTTCTTGAGGTGCTCAGCGTTTAGTTCGATGAGCGTTTTGTAGGATTCTTCCTCTACACCCATAGCCTCGAGCTTCTTGGCGTAGCGAGCTCGTACAGCCTCAGCTGCGCGCTGTGCTGCACGCTGAGCTTCTTCCTCGCACTTAGATGCTACTACCGTCTTCTTCTCCTCAAGACCGGCTACCTTAGCGTTGTAGTCTTCGATGACCTTGAGGATCCAGCGCATTGCTGTTACTTCTGTTCTTGATGCCATGCTTATGAATTGTTAATGGTTATTACTTGATCTCTGCGGCTGGCCTGGCCTGCTTAGCTGCAGAGGGCTTTTCTTCTTTCTTGGGAGGCTCTACCATAGTCCCTTCTTCCTCATAGTACTCACGTGAGATGTCGAGGACTGCTTGAAGGTCGTTATCGATGTATCTCTCCTCAAACATACCTACAGGTGACTTAGCTGGGATAGTGAAGCCATGACGCTTAGTCCTGCGTGTGATGAAGCGATAGATAGGTTCGTCTTCCTCATCATCAAACTCTACGTCAGTGAAGAGGGTGACGGTGACAAGCTCCAGCGGGTTAGACTGCTTGTCTACGAGCTTACCTACTGAGGAGAGCTTGTACTCCGGAAATTCCAAGGTAGTGTCGTCGTCCTTCTCTACGTGCATCATCAGTACTACCTGCAGGTCCGCACGCTGCTTAGAGAGGAAGTAGAGTAACTCCTGGAAGTTCGCCGCCATACGGTTGAACTTGTCGTAGCCCTTCTCTCCAGCCCGGATAGTGTTGAAGCTCTCGTTACGCATCAAGTAGATCGTATCATCGATGACGACGGTCTTGATATGCTTGAGGGGACCATCAGCCTTGGTAGAGGCGATGAACTTCATGATCTGATGGTAGTCATCAGTCTCTACGAAGTTGCGGTTCTGCGTGTTGAACTTCTTCTTGTAGCCACGGAAAGGGATATCCTTGAGTGGCACGACGTTGATGATTAGCGTCTCCTCAGGCCTGAGGTTGCGCATTGAGTAAGACTTGCCTGTACCAGTCTTACCGGCGACAATGATTGCTTTTGCCATGCTTATTACTTACGAAATGTTTCTATTAGTTTGAGGTCGTCAGCTACATATCCAGCCTCACCTTCCGGCTTCTTAGCCTCCTTAAAGAAGGCCATCGCTCCACAGAAAATAAGTCCGATCGTACTTCCAACCTCTCCGTCCCTGTTCTTTTCGATTGATAGAAATCTGATGTTATCTCTGTACTTCTTGATATCATACCCTGCGTACTGAGGGATGTCGTGTACAGCTGGTGAGTAGATCCCCATCATAACATCAGCATCCCTATATGTGTACTTAGTGTCAGCTAGACCTGAGCGTGTAGGTCGAGTACGCTTAGCCTTGACTGCTTCCTGCGTCTCATTCTCCCCTGATTGCTGCTGTACCACCACAGGTATGAACTTGTAGAAGTTAGCTGCCTTCTTCTTCAGGTACTTGCTCAGTCGGTCCATAGAGGCCTTGAGAGACTCACCCTTGCTCGGCGTGATTAGAGAGAGGTGGTCGATCCAGATGATCACATACTTGTTGTCGTCTGCAATCTTGTAGGATTCCGGTACCTTGGTAGTGGTGATCACCCCGGTCACTTCATCCGTCTCCTCCTTCTCCTCATATTCTATGGTGCCGTGCATATCGGCGTATCTGTCTACATCATACTCTATCCCCTCCATCGTATCAGCCGTGCTGAAGTACATACAAGACTCAAAGTACCTGAGGAAGGACTGAAAGTCCCTTGTCTCCATATACTTCTTCGTCTCCTCATCGATCTTCTTCTCAGGGTGAGTACCTTTGAGGACCGACTTGGGGACGATCTTCTTGATGTTACGATAGAGTAGGTAGCTGATGAATCTTAGCATAATATCCTCCTGCGTCTCCTCAAGAGGAAATGCTATGACATTGACCTTGGTACGCCCACCAGAGTAGAACGCCTTGAGGATGGGCTCAAAAAGGAAGTAGGCACAGGTGAACTGTGATTTACCTCCATTTGAGTAAGCCGTAATCAGGTGATACGTTCCTCTCTGGATGCCAGGAAAGCTCCGCTTGAACCTCTGGAAGGACAAAGGTATGATATTCTGCTGGACATCATCTACAGCCTGAGCTGCACCAATGAGGTCCAGGACTTTATCCGTTAGTGACTTCTTCTTCGCCGTACTCATTGGGGTTTAGTTTGAGGAGAAGAGCGCCTACCTCGATACGCTGATTGATGGCTCGGCTCTGTGCCTTCTCGAACAATGCGAGCATCTTGAGGCGTGCTCCTACGATGGCTGACTTGGGTGTTTCTGCTACGAAGTGGGTGTATACAGGCTGTTCGTAGGGATCGGTCTCGCTGTAAAGGCAGATGGTAGCCTGATAGCCATCGCCATTCTTGATCACGCTTTTTGAAATCTTCATTTGTTTGTCTGTTTGTTATACTAGGGTTTGTGTCCAGTTCTCTTCTTCTACGATCATCTCGTCTCCGAGCTCGATCCAGTTGAGTAGGTAGGACTCGTGTTTAGGATTCTGTGGTGTGCCTCCGTAGCTGAAGATGAAGTCCTCAAGGCCTCTCAGGTAAGTCCAGTCTCCTCTCAGTGAGTCGACGTACTTCTTGGTAGCCTCGATGATGACCTCTTCCTCAATCTCCCTATTGGGGTCAAAGACCGTACGGAAGTTTGTTAGTGATATTGCTATGTTCGCTGGTGCCCCAGCAAACGGCACTGAGTAGCCTGGTCTCTTGCCCTTGGGGTAGAGCGCCCTTAGCTGTCTAGCTAGTGGCAACTCCTCGGCGCTAGATCGTATCTTACTCATCTTAATATGTGTCTGATATTCTTGACGTGGTGGTATATGACGCTCTGGAAGTTCATATCTGCATCTACGTGGGCTATTACCTTATGTAGCTGCAGTGGCTCTATGGTTGTCCTAGTACTCCTGTACTTCGATATAGCCTCTCTGAGCGACCATATAGAGATCTGTGGGTACTTCTGTCGGAACGCTCGGATTGAGGAAGAGAGAGAGACGATGTTGTCCCTCTTGCCTGGCTTGTAGTGGAAGAGAAGCTCTCTGGCGAGTTCTACCTCATCCATTTCCCTAGAGCCAAACCTCACAGCTTTCCAGATAATAGCGTCAGTCTCAGCTGTTGCATAGTATGCATCACCTTCCTTGACAATATTGACAATATGTCCTATCTCATTATAGAGGTGCTCTCCGGTACCTTTAGGTGCCACGAGCATCCTACTACTCATGAGTAGCGCCATCTCCTGGTAGGTGAGCCCTATGCTCTCCAGATAAGCGTCATTGAATATGATTTGTCCGAATGAAATGTCTGTCATTTTGAGTGGTACACTTTCTGGCTATCACCGATAACCTCAAGGGCCGACTTGAGGAAGTCCTCATCTCTGGTGTTGTCGATACACAGGATAACCACAAGGGGCTTATCATGTCGTAGGACACGTCCTACCTTCTGAATCACACCTCGTTCCCCTGCATCGAGCTGAGAGATAACACCTACCTCACAGTCGAAGAGGTTGTAGCCTTCCTGTAGCATACCTACAGCGAAGATCTCATCGGTCTGTCCGTTATTGAAGTTGTCGAGTGTTGCTTGATTGTTGTTCTTCTTAGAGTGGATGCTGCACTCGTAGTTGAGAGCGTCAGCCTGGTCTATTGAGGAGACGAAGCATACGAACCTCTTACCCTTAGCGCGGATGCGATCAGTGATACTCTTGATTCGTGATGTTTTAATCTCTCCTAGGACCTTCTTTCGCTCTATGCAAGCGTTGAGATATACCTGCTTGTTGTACTCTGTTGGCTGCTGGTCGAAGTTATCCTTAGCCCAGCTTACTCGGCTCTCAATGTAGTCGTAGTACTGTTTCTCCGTACAGCTGATCAGCACATTGGCTGATGGGTTATGCTTCTTGGACAGCCAGAAGAACCTCTTGTCGTAGCCAGCCTTGACTGTGAAGGGCTTGTTGGGATCACGTACAACCTTGATAACCTGATTAGCTACCTTGTTGTCCAAGCTAGAGTGCATCACCCAGATCTCAGGCTCCGGTAAGACACCAGACTTAATGGCGTTCTTCAGTGATACCTTGAGCTTCTTGAGTCCCGGCCTAAAGTGTCTGAGGAGAAGTACCTCGTCCTCTTTGAGGGTGGCACTGAGGAAGACAGTATAGGTGGACTTGAGATCCATGAACGCCTCCTTACGCTTGTCAGTGACTAGGTGATGCGCCTCATCAGCGATGATGAGATCATACCTCTTGCCAGCCAACTTGTGCATAGAGTGGTAGCAATACGTCTCGCATTCTACTCCCTCCTTCCTCAGGAACTTCTCAAACTCCGCTTCCCAGTTCTTGCCGTGACCAACCTCATTGACCAGCAAGAGCACGCTCTTGATGTCTTTGATGCAGTTGATCACTTCGATAGCCAGCGCGGACTTCCCAAAGCCTGTAGGTAGGTTGAGGAGGATATGCTTAGCCTTGTTTATCATAAGCAACCGGACTAACGCGTTGCGCATTCCTTCTCTATCCATAGGTGGGCCTTTGTAATTCTTAGTTCTTTTCTTCTTATGCTTTGTACTCATGTTACTGATTTTCTTAGATAAGGGGGTGACCTCATCAGAAGCCACCCCCAATACCATCAACTATAATAAGCACAACTATGTCGCCTTGGCGATACAGCTTGTCAGTAACGACAGGTCAAAGATAAGGATTATTCCTCATCCTCTTCCTCATCGTCGTCCTCCTCAGGGTCATCCTCCCCGGGGAATGGGAACTCTATCTCCATCACATCCTCGTCTCCTTCCTCAGCTACCTCGTACATCTCTACACCACTGTATAGCATACCGAAGGACTGAATCACGAGACCCCACAGCTGAAGCTCCTCGATCCATATAAAGATGGTCTCTGGGTATCGCTTGGTGATTCTTAGGACATCATAGAGATCCTTGTTTGTGAGTAGACAGGTATAGCATTCATCCTCAGTGTCAGTTACGCGCAGCACTTCTGAGGTGAAGCACTCCTCGCCCATATAGGCGCATTCGTCTGTCTCATTCATCTGTAGAGCTCTACAGCACGCCACTGTGTTCTGAAGCTCATCGATGATCTTCATAAGGTTGGTCTTCTTGACCTTTAGCTTTCTCATATTTCCTGTGTTATTAAACGAGATAAGGGCCGATCCTCCCGGATAGACCCTTACAATACTTGACTTGATTATTAAAATGATTATAGCATCACAAAGGTAGTGAATATTTTTGGTTTGTTGTTAAATAGTTAGGGGCAGGCACTAGGCCTACCCCTATACTTGTTAGTTTACTGCGTTGTGTAGCCACCACGCTAGGCTTCCTACTACTGCAAACGCTGGTACGATGATAAGTACGAAGAACATAAACGCGTGGATCAGGTCGATCTTCTTATCCTTACGCTCCCACATCTCATCTGTGATACCGAAGGAACGGTCGAGCTTACGCTTCCAGTCCTCTACAAAGAAACCACCACCAGGGTACTTCTTATACTCACGGACGTTGCCGTCCTGTCCCATGATCCAGTACTTCTCTGTATCATCTTCCATCTCGGCAACTAGACCGAGACGACCGTCGGGCCATTGCTTGGGCTTAGCACCTGTCTGGTTTACCCAGCTCAGGTAGTACTCTTGGTTGAGCTTAGCTCCGTTTTCGTCGATCTGCTCTACCTTGATATCCTCAGCCTTGGTAGGGATAAATCCCTCCTTCCTCACGGTCGTACCATCAGGACCTGCGGCGCTGATAGGTTCTTCCTTAATGTATACATACTTCTTTGCCATATTCTATATAATAGAGTTGCGTCCTTTGGCTTTTCCTCAGGATCTATGGCACAAAGGTAATACATCTATAAGGACATGAGGAGAGCGAAGAAAATGCCCAGCGCGTCACAGGCTAGATCCTTCTTGTCGAAGTAGCTGCCTCTCTTAGCATCCCAGATCTCCTTGGCTACCGAGATAGCCGCAGAGATGACGATAGCTACCCAGATACCCCCTAGGAGGCTCACAATCTTCGTCAGTGAGGCGATTGCTATAAAGTGGAGGCATCCATCCACCCCGATGTTTTTAACGCACCACATGGCGATTCTGTCGGTCAGAGACTGTTTCATTGCTCTACATGCTTGTAATTCTCTTTGAAGTGCTTCTCTGCTACGCCCTTCGCCCAGTCAAGGGTCCATCTACGTGCGTCGTCAATGAGGTATTCTCCTCCGTATAGTGGCCACCCATCAGCCTCCTTTACTGTGTGCTGCATGTAGAGATGGCCCTTAGCTCCGTAGATCTTGATGGTGTACTCAGCAATCTTCTCGCCTTCCTCATTGTCCACTGATGCGTAGTAGATCTCTACGCCCTCATCTGAGTATCCACGCCACTTTAGTTCTTTTGTTGATGTTGCCGTCTTCATCTTGATGCTTGTGTTAGTTTTCGCTTACTGGCCCTAGGTGGATGATATCGAATAAGTCTTCGACAAGAGTGGCTTCCTTTGCCTCCCATCTGAGAGTCTTGTCCTTCCTCAGCCATAAGGCTTTTGAGGAAGCCTGCATTGCCTCGAAGGCTGTGTTAGCTCTTACCATCTGGAATTTAGTGTCTAGTGGGATGCGATTATCCTTGAGCGCTCTGACAATGTAGAATCGTTCTCCACCACCATCTATGATCTTGTTGTCCACTAAGTCATAGATGACCTTCTTTACTTTAGGGTTAGGGGTATCGCCGTCGCAGAGATGATACTGCTCTCTTACTGCTATGGCGATCACCCCATCTCTAACTATCTCGTCGGCTATGACTGCGTAGATTCTGGGCTTTATCTCGATAGGCAGGCTTACCGACGCTATGTATAGTTTATAGTCTTTACTCATTGTCTTCTTCGTTGTCTTCTTGTAGGATCTGCTTCACCAGCATCTCCCGGTCCTCGTTGATTAGCTTGTGTAGGTCATCCTCGTAAGATGGTGTTTTGTCTACCCAGGTCTTAATCATTTCACCCATCACCTTCAAATCTGGCCCTTTAATGGTTCTCATCAGGTATCCAGCATAGATTGCTCTCTCCTCATCGATCTCCACTTGGCTCATTACGTAGGTGTATTGAACATTCATGTTAGCGAATTTGAAGCTAGCTATGGTTTTATGTGAAGCTATCTGTTGATACCCTCTCTTTAGCTCTAAATTTTTCATTTCCATATTCTTTTGCATCTTATACTAAAATAACCTCACCCTCCTCATTGAGTGTTAGCCTTTGAGGAAGGATGAGGTTATTTTTTTTCTGTGGTGTCTGTTACTTACTCTCTAGCATCTCATATCTCATACACAGGATCTGATAGTACGTATCCATAGCCTTGAGCTGGATGATTAAGAGTCTATAGTGTTCGCTGTCTGGACTTTCCCCATGGATATATTTCTTCAGGAGGAACATGCGTCTGTAGAGTTGCTCCATCTCGATGAAGAGGCGCTGCTTGATTGTTCCAGATTTATTGTACGCCAGGTCAAATGGCTTCTGAGGAGACCAGGAGATATACCCATCAAAGCCTTCTACGTTAGCCTTGCTGTCATTTTCATACTGTACCAGATAGCCTGGGTCGCTAGGATCTTCGCCTGCTGGTATTTCCCATCCACGTAGAGCGTTGTATTCTCCTCGTGTCATTGGTGTTGCCATGATGGTCTTAGTACCTGTGTACTGCTGCATCTGGGTCTTGATGGCTGCAATTTCTTCTTTCTTCATAAGTTCTGCTTTCTATATGTTTATACAAGTCAGCATCACATCGTTGTATGTGAGACCGATGATGGCATTGTCGTAGCCTTCATCATAGTTGTATAGGTCTAATGGGATGAAGATGGACGGGCCATTATCTGGCGTTATCCTGACTCCCACGTTCGATGATGGTACGAGAGATCGCTTGATATCTTTTAGGTCTATGTAGAACTTTAAGCCCTTGAGGAAGGGTAGATCTTCCTTGATACCACTAAAGTCAAAGTAGCCATTTTCTCTATCTTCTTTAATTCCATACATCTCACCATTCTCGTGTCGCATGTTGAGACCACGCTCGTCTACTGACTCTATGAAGAGTGGACCAAAGGCTGTCTGCTGGGACTTAGGTAGCTTACTGAGTAGATCGTTGTAGTGCTGATGTGCTTTGTTCGTCTCTTCTCTCTTCCTCAATCGCTCGTTGTACTCCTCCATCTTCTCGCGGTGAATAGATAGTACTTGCTCTTGAACTTCCTGGACTGTCTCTACTTGATCCTTTAAGCTGAATATGTCGTAGTTTTCCTTGTAATATCGGTCAAATCTGTCTCTTATAGCTACTCTTAACATATCTGGGATCAGGTAAAGGTAGTCATTTACGACTTTAGGATCGTGTTGATCCCTCCCATTAGCTTCTATATTCCTTATGATGAGGTTGTATATATCTTGCTCCTTTACCTCAAACTCTTGCTCTTTCGTCAGTAATACCTTGATTTTCATTGTCGTTCCTATTTGCTTGTTATTTGTTTATACTAAAATAGCCGACCTTGTGGCCGGCTATGTGGCTGGTGGGGGACTCCAACCCCCAACCTGAGGTTTAGGAAACCTCTGCTCTATGCTGTTGAGCTAACCAGCCTTGTGTGGGCCGCCTCCATTATGGCTAAGAGGCGAACCCACGTCGTGTAATCACTCAATAAATGGAACCGATGCAAAGATAGTGCGTTTAGCGATATGAGCAACACAGGTGAGCTCCATCTTTGCGTTTGAGTGATCTCTAGTCCAGCTGGATTCTATCTCCTACAGCTGTATTAGCGTAGGTGGTAGAGTCGACTCGCTCCTCAACGAGGCGATCCTCCTTCTGGACTTTTAGGTAGTAGCGGGTCTCTCTGCGCTCTACACTTTGCTCTAGTGTCTTGGCATCCCAGACGTACATGTACCCTGATGGGATGTACATCTTGTCTACGACTATCGACTTTGGTTTAGGCTCTGAGATAGCGGCTAGCGCGATCAGAGTGGTTACTACTATCACTGAGACTATTGTTATGATCTTACCTACTCTTCTTTCCTCATGCGTATTCCATGGGTGAAACCACTCTACAAGGCCGTACCCACCCGCCATTGAGCAAAGAAGAAAGATGATGAAAATTAGGATGTCCATCATTGGTCTATACTATTAGAACTTGATACTATTTCTAGTCTCAAGTAAAACTTATGGATACACCATCCCCTAGGCAGTATAATAGGTATTGAGGAAGGATATATAAGTAGAAGAACATACTCTTCTCTTCCTCAAATAACGCGCGCGCGAGGCACATTTTCGGGCGAACCCGAACCTAGTTAAACTGCGCATAGGGGGATGGCTTCTTAGCCCCAAGGGTGAGGTACCACTATAGTATCCACTCCTCAACCTCTCGGCTGTCTCTCTTCCTCAGGCAACACGTACCCATGGTCGATCGACACGCTACTCTTTATCTCATCAGGACCTGAGTAGTAGTATCAGCTCACTTTCGGTCGGTCCAGACCTAGACGCGGATCACTTTACCAGCCGGCCACCTATCCGTCAAATTTTTTATATCCCCTGGGTTACTACCCTGAGCTCCTGGTGGCTTTCATTCTCCTCACAGGACGTACGATGACACCGATGAATGAGGAGGGGAATCACCAGCTATCCACCGCCCTTGGCGTGCCGTGTACTTCTACACCCGCTAGGCGGCTTCATTGCTGGGCCACCACAAAGGTAGGAAGAATATCTGGGACTTGAGGAAGAGAGAGTAGGTGATCCTACTCTTCCTCCTTTGGCTGGTTCTTTAGGATGCTAGCTACCGTGTCAAGGTACTTAGCCCACGCGATCTCCTTGGCTGCTTCTAGGCTTACAGGAAGGGCGTACTCTAGTGTTGTGCTACCGAGATAGTCTCTTTGGACTAGGTAATGTTCTCCTACCCTCTCAAGCCGGAAGTTGAATTGAATCATTGTTTCTGCTCTGATCCACGCTCCGCCACTATACACATCCCACTCCAGGGGCTTTACGATCTTCTCTAATTCTTGTCTGTTCATAGTTGTTGTTCTTAAAACATACTCATTACGTCCTTTACATACTCTTCCCAGGCTAGCTTCTTTCCTTCCTCAAGTGTCTTGATACCCTCCGCCATAAGGTAGGTCTCATGGTTGATGTCAACCTTGAGGAGGCTGTATCCGCCCATTGAGAACTCCAATACGAAGTCGTACCACAGGTTAGTGCCTGCTGTCTGATCCTCGGGATAGTCCTCTTCTTCATACCACTCTAGTGGCTTGAGCATTTTTGATAGTTGTTCTTCTGTCATAGTTGTTACTTGAATTGCTGTAGTATATAATTTACGTGGTCTTCCCAGGCTATGGTTTTAGCTTCCTCTATTGTCTTAATGTTGACTGCGATGCCAACGCTCCACCTTCTGTCAAAGTCTTCGATATCCACTGCATACATACCATCTAGTTCGTATATGCTATACCAAGAGCACTGTATTCCAGAGTGGGCATAAATATCCTCTCTATCCCCGATCTTTCTCCGACTCCAATGCAATGGTTTAAGCTCCTGTTTTAGTTGTTCTTTTGTCATGATTCTATTCTGAATAGGTATTCTATTTCATCTACGTAGTCTTCCCATGCGATAGCCTTAGCCTTCTCGATGGTTTTTACTCCGTTTGCTAGATCTATAACGTTGCGCCCTGAGTCTTCCTCCCTGTTTACTGTATATCCATTCTTGTCTCTGAATATCACATACCAATAGTTTAGGGATTCTGCTGACGCTGCTACATCTTCATCTCCATTGCCGTATCGTCCGATAGGTCGCCAATCTAATGGCAACAGCTCTTGTTCTAAATATTCTCTTGTCATTTTAGCTTATTGATTTTCACTCTGTCTCCTACGTTGGTATCCATGTAGATTATCTTCGCTACTCGTTCTTCTATGACGTGCTTGTCGTCACGTTTGATTATCAGATAGTAGTTGTCTTCAGAGGATATCCATGCGGGCTTGACTGTCTTTTCTATTACAACACCGTTATCTCTCAGGTGAGCATCCCTACTATCCATGTACATCCCAAAGAGTGCTGGTAGAAGGATGAGTAGTGGGAATATGACTCCTCCCCATTCATCCCAGAATGTAATCTCTACCTTACCGTATCGTCCCATGTCTCTTTTGATATTAAGCGTTCCACCGACTACCTTTTAAGAGATAGCCGGTGGTCTGCTTGTTACACATATACTACTTAGTCTAGAGAAGACTAGTTAGCGATATGGTTGTTATCCTCGCCTTCGCTTTCTACGCCTAGACGCTTGAGCTGAGCGTTGATAATATCAAGCTGAATCCCCTCCAGCTTTACAGCCATTGAGGAAGAGAGCTTGGTGGACATAGCGAGAGCTGTGATGGTGGTCATGCCCTCGGAGAAGAACTTAGCTGTTGTGCCTGGATCTTCGTGATTGACGACCGCCCTGTTCATCTTGAGGAAGAAGTCCATAGTAGCGTCAGCTAGCTCCTCTGCGCTCTTAGCTACATCGATGAAGTTCTCGGTCTTAGTCTTGCTTGCTTCTAGCTCCTTGATGCGGAGCTCCTTTTCTTCTTGCGTCATTGTCTGTTAGTTGGGTTGATGTTCCATGGCAAGCTCTTCGTTGTTGCGCACGATGATGAACTGATCTACGATAGAGTCCTCAAGGAAGGCTACGATAGGCGTGTCCTTGATAGAGAGGATCGTCTCCTGGCTGCTCTCACCGTCAAAGTCCTTCTTGAACTTAGTGGCGAGCGCGAAGGCCGCTGTGAAGTCCTCTACTGAGAGGAAGAGCTTACGCGTGGTGCTCTTGGCGACATAGCCAACCTCGGAGATCGTGTCTACCTGATAGGTGACTAGGAAGAAGAGTGGATACTGATCCTCGCGCAGCTCCTGCATCTCTAGCTCAGCCTTTACGACCTTGAGAGAATCAATCTTGAGACTGTCCTTCTTGTAGCCATACTGATGTGTCACCCATTTCTCGATGAGGATCTCAGCGAAGGCGTAGTTAGGTGCTTCGACGAGGTAAGACTCGGACATCTTCTCATCAAAGGTGGTCTCATAGGAGACCTTAGCTTGGAATAGCTTCATTTTAAGTTGTGATTAGAGTTATACTTTCCCATTGCTGGGGTTAAAGATTCTTGAAGATTCTCTTTAATTTATGAGAATTGAAGAAGATTACTCATCTCTCTCTTCCTCAGGATTGAGGGTCTCTGAGATCCATAACAGCTCATCTTCGATGTGAGGAGAGCGATGTACTCTCTTCTCCTTGTCTTCGGTGACATCGCCTTCTATGTTGATCATAGAGTGGACTACCTCGATGTTTGTCTCGTAGTAGTCCATTGTTGCACCTCTGATTTTATCGATCGTGATCGTTGCGATTCTTTGCTTCATACGATTTGAGTCTTCTTCTTAATTCAGATACGGTGCTATGTAGACCGCTAAAGGCTTCGTGTGCAGTATGGACATACATTGGGCCGATCTTTCCATCCTTAAACATAGTCTTTTCTGCTAGGTCCTTATCTATTGTTGTTGTTGCTATGTATAGATGTGTGTAGAGGCTTTTAGTCTTCAGCTCCAGGCTTACCGTTTTACCTTCGATCGAAGTAGAGACGTTGATAATCTCTGAATCCTCCAGCTTCTCTTCCTCTATGGTGATTGGTTCTCGCATCTCCATCTTCATTAGGTAGTCCTTGGCTGTTTGTAGCTCCAGCCGTCTTAATAGACTTGCTGATAGCTTCTCGTGCTCATAGACTCCTGGTATCTCCGGAATCTCGAGAGGCTTGAGTCCCGGGATCTCCTTTCTTGAGATCTTGATACACTTAGACTTCTCATCCTGGTAGACATTATACCATTTCTTGAGGAAGGGTGTGACGATCAGACAGATCTCAAGAGGCGAGAGCTTCTGCATACCTACTGTGTAGCTCTTATCTCTCCTGTTCTCATATTCTACCTGAGTCCACATAGGCTTCTCTGAGAGCGTCAATACGTATGGGTAGTTATATCTCTTCACATGCTCAAGGATCTCGTCTTGTACGGCTCCTACGATCCAATTACGGCAATCCCATACAGGTCTATTGCCTTCGTACTTCTTGATAGGCCATAGCTCCTCCACCATGGTAAACTCCCTGCATTCAGGGATTAGGTTCTCATTCATAGTTGTCCTTGTTGATTTGCTCCTGAGGAGAGGATACTGTCCCTTCCTCAGGATCTATTACTTCTTCTTTGCTCAGCCCTCGCTACCGCACAGATGAATATGAGGATAACAAAAGCCCTTACTTCTGTGGGGTAGCCACTAGCCAGGATCAAATAAACGCCCTGTATGAAGAGATAAAGCCTTATGAGGTCTATCATACTACTCGTATCGTTGGAGGCGCATACAGACGGCTACAGATAGGCACATGGCTACCTGAGTGATGCCGGTGATCATGTCAGTCTCGAAGAATACCACAGCGCTGAGTCCTGCGATGAAGGAGATGAGCACCATGGCGATAGAGCGTAGTAGCTCATTGCGGTTCTTTCTTGTCATATCTTTTACTTTGCTTTATCTAGTTTGATCTTGATCTCCTTTATGAAGAACTCCCTGAATTCAGATAGGCGTTCAAGCGTGTAGACCAACATGCTTGCTACTCTAGTTAGTGGTACTCCATCTTCGAGTTCTTGCTTATGGTTGGTTTCCCCGATCTCGTTTATCTTGATTCTCCGTACTTCGTCTTGATGTTTGTATTTTATTTCTATGTAGCCGCGTGCGATCATTCTCACTTGATCTGGTTTATCCTGTGCAAGATCTTGGGTATCCACCTTGATGCTGATGTCTCCCATCCAGATTGATTCTCCTACATTCATGGCTCCTGACAAATGCAGCATCTCCATGATTGCTGTCATCCTTAACAGCTCTGAATCCATTCGCCGGATCTTGCTTACACATGAGGCTATGTATTCATAGGCTCGTCTTTCATTCCTGCTTAGCATGTAGTAGTCTAAGCCAACACCACATACTCTCGCAATTTCTATCCCTTTCTTCTTTCGGTTTTTCTTCTTCCTTTGTTCGATCGGACTCTTTTTCCTGTAAATCTCCTGCGCCTCGGAGACCAGGTGAATCAATTGCATATCCATATTCTTGTCTTATTTACTTAGCCACTTCTGAACCTTCTCCATAAAGGTCCTTTCAAACCCATCAAACTCCTGAAGAGTGAAGTTGAGTAATTTCTCAACCTTTTCCTCCCAATCGATAATATTGGTTTTCAGGCTTGTCGTCATCGGCATTCTTTGTGGTATATATAGGTCATCATACTCTTCGTATGACTTTCGTATTGACACCCTTATATAGATGTAATCTTGGTCATGAGATGTTTCCCCTGGTCTCAGTCTTACAATGATATGTGCCGGCTTTTTCTTCGCTTCATAATAATCGAACAGCTCGGCTCCTGTTGTGATATTCTTACTCGTCAGTTCTCTCGTGATCTCGCATATATACCACATCCTTCTCCTCAATTTGCTTACCTTGAGGAGAAGCGATGCTATCTTTTGAATCTTTCGTCTTGTGACTCTTGGAGCTGTTGAGTAGTAGATGTCATCTATCATTAGCATCCTCTTAATTCTCGTCACAGTGTTATCCCTGTGCTTCTTCTTTAGCTCCTTGAGTTTCTGTATATCCAGGGCCTTCTGAGACACCTTCCCAAGTAGATCCTTTAGATTTTCGACTCTTTCTCTGTTGTCCATAGCTTATACTATTAAAGGCCCCCTCATCCATGAGGAGGCCCAGATTCTATTTGACTTGTTCAAATTCTCGCTTTAGTTCACCATTATTGAACACTCCGTATAGTAGAGTGTCCCGGTTAAATAAGAAGTGATCGCCCTTCTTGAGCTCTAGATATCCTCCGTGGAAATAGACGTAGAGTCCACTTGCATCTTCTATTACTGGTGATGTCATCCCAGTCTGCACGCGTATTCCCATTTCGTTGTTAGGATCATTGACCTGTTTGTAGAACTCTTCTATGTTCTTACCGTTATATTGCAGGCCCTTAAAGATGATCCCATCCCTACTTCTGTATGTCTTAATCATTCTTCGATTACTTTAGTACTCGATAGACTTCATTTGCTACCCACTCCTTGACTTCCTCTTCCATCTCCGGGAATGTCTTGCCTGCGCAGATCTCTGTTGAGTATCCTGGATGAATGGCGTTTGCGATCCATCCGTCTGCGAAGGGATCCCTAACTGCTAGGATACGCATTCCCCATACTGGGTCCCATACGCATCTCGTAGTACCGGTTTCCTTTCCAGCTGGGCTTACCCACTCTGGGTCCTTCATCTGCTCCTTTATTTGTTCCTTGGTGATCATAGTTGTTGCTTATCAGTGTCTGAGGTTTCAATTCACACACTTTGTTTTGAGTGTGACTTAGTGGCTGAGGAAGTTACAGTCTCTCTTCCTCACACCGTTGTTTCCTGTTGGTCCTTATGGCTTCTCTAGCTCAAAGAAGGAGCACATATTATTGATCTGTATCTCTCTTGCCATCTTCTCTGCTTCCTCAATGGTATGGAATGATCTGCAAATGAACGCATCCATTTCCCCAGGCCTGTTGATCTTGAGGAAGAAGCCTCCATCCTTTCTGTTGGTGATTATGGCTTCATAGACGTTGTTTAAGTTAGCAAATCGGCATTGCTCATTCTCCCAGATATCCCATTCAATGGGCTTCAGGCTCTTAGCTATCTCTTCTCGTGTCATCTTGTGTAGTGTATAAACAAAGCATCCCCAGCCCTCTATATGAGAGCCAGGGATACCTTGATTGTTAGTTACTAGCTGGTCTAGTAGTTCTTGCCGTGCTTGTAGGGGCGCATCTCGTTGTAGCGCATCTTGACCTGGATGTGCTTCATCAGGTCAAAGCCCAGGGTCTCAGCGATGAGACGCATCTCCGTGATGATGTGGCAGAGTGATCCTATGAGTCCGTGCTGAATATCGATATATCCTGCTGTTCTGATGATGTAGTAGACGCGCGATGGGATAGAGAGCTCTTTGTATGTCTCCATCTTCCCGCCTTCCTCAAGCTCCGCCCTGAGGCTCTTGTCCATCTGTGACAGCGTATCTATCAGGTGTGTGCGCATTTCGCTTTCACCATTGTTGGCTAGAGCGTCAAGCGCGCGGATGACCACGTCAGCACCTTCGTCCTCGTAGTTATTCTTAACCTCTTCCTCAAAGCGCTTCTTGAAGATCTCGTCGTCGGTCTCGTTGATCAGCTCGTCGAGGTTGACCTTGGTGATGAGCCCTGCGCGGTGAGCATTGATCATCTCACCGAGCTCGGATACGATCATCCCCTGGTAGTGTGAGGGTGGAAGCTCCTCATCCCAGAAGCCCTTGTTGACTGCGTTCTTGTGGATCTCGATACCGATGAGGGCGAGATTGCCCCATTCAAATTCTCCTTGATACATGTTCGTTCTTGTTATAATGTTTTGAATCGTTCCCCAATGCTGGGGCTATACTGCATGATTATTGATCTCCCCCCTATGTCATTCAGGTCTATTCCATTCTCGCTCTTCTCTAAGGCTTCTTCTAAGTAACCTCGTAGTGTTGCCCTGGAATGATGTATGACCTCCGAGATAATACCTTCCGCTTCTTCGCTCATCTCTTGGTCTTCTAGTCGTATGAGCCTGGTTCTATAGAACTTATAGAGTGCGGATGGTAGGACTGGCTTTACTTCTAGGCCCTTTATGTAGCTATCGATGTACCATTGATTTTGATCATCAGCCTCAGTCAGGCCTACGGAACAAAGCTCTAGGGCAAAGAATCTTGATTGGATAGCCCATTCAAAATCCTTTTCGATTGGCATGATCCTATACTTCTGTGCTGCGATTAGTGATATGCCTATAGAGATGACTGAGTTTTCGATCGCAACGAGAATGGTCTTTCCTTCTTTGTCAAGCGATGTATTAGGCATAAATACTTCGAGTTGTAGCTCTTCTCTTAGGTCCTTGCTTTTCTGACTATCTTCCTCATTGAGGATAGAGTAGGCTATTGCAAGCTGCCCGAAGAGTTTTACCCGCTGTCTTAGGTCTTCTGTCATTATCTAAACTCGTTTGTGACGTTAAACACATTGACGTAGCAATAGTGGTCCAGGTCAAGGTCGTTGTTGCTCCATCGATTGAACTCTTCAGGTGTATTGAAGTCCTTACCTGATATCTCCTTGGCAAATTCGATCGCCTCTTTCTCAGAGTGAAAGTACTCTACCCCATCTTGATCATCAAGGTGGTAGTCTACCTTCGCCCGCTCTGGGTAAGTATAACCTTCTGCGTCGTTAGTCTCGTAGATCTGACATCCTGGCTCTTCCTCAATATACAAGATATCAAGGTTAGGGAATACCTCTAGAAGCAAATTGGGGAAGTGCGTCATACACCAAGCCTCTTCGGTGGTGATGACCAGCTGACCATCCTCTAAAGAGAAGTCTTGTACGAAGGCTCTAAGCTGATAGTCTTCTAAGGATTTCCTATCAAAGCCTAGACCTGTAAGTACGCTACCTACCCAGTCGGGATGTTCCGACTCTTTCATCTTGAGGAGAGCATCATAAATCTCTTGCAGCTCATTCTCCTCTCCTCTGATGGTATATTGTATTGAATCCCAGTTTGGCATATTAGTCTGATATTAAGAACTCGTTGATGTAGATGTAGTCGTCAGTGCCCTCGTCGTAGGCTTGGTCGTTGTTCCAGCAGTCTACCTCTAAGAGCTCAGTGAAGCCGATGCCTGTCAGCTCATAGGCGATATCAAGGGCTTCATCCTCAGTCTTGACGTATTCAGTACCGGTCTTATCTCCTACCTTGTAGTCTACTCGGTATCTCTCTGGGAAGTACTTCCCTTCCTCATCGTTGGTCTTGAGGACTCCACATTCACGCATGACCTCAAGATAGTAGATCTTGATATCCTTGAACTCCTGGGCTAGGCAGTGCATGAACTCGGACTTGCCGTACATCTCCTCCGTCTCAAGGCGTAGTACGACTGGCGACTCTGACAGATCGACCTCTATAGAGTTGAGGTAGGATCGTGGGCAGACTACCTGTGGGTCTCCCTTGACGGCACCCAGGTCGTATAGCATACCACCAAGCCAGGTGTTACCGTTGTTCTGCATATACTTGTTGATAACGCCATTGATGTATCCTAGGATCATCTGAGGACCCTCAATGACGTACGATAGTGATGCGTATCTTGCTGTATCCATTGTTATGTTAGTTTGTATTTTACTCTGTGAGCTCATTTCAGCCCCTGTGGGATCCTCAAAGTTCCTTCCTGGACATTTGTACCACTGAGGGCTTCTGCGGCCTCCTGAAGCTGTTCTACGCTCTTAGCCATAAAGAGGAGCTTTGAGAAGGTGGTACCTGCGCTGTCGGTGATAAGGTAGAGACCGAAGTAGCTCTCTGCTTCCTCATTAGCGTCGATGGCGTAGAGGACCTTGTGGGTGGGTGTGTCCTTGAGGAAGGCTACAAGACCAGGCTCGAAGTCCGTGTACTTCTTATTGGTGTCTGCTATCCACAGGAGACCTGGCTCTTCATTCTTTCTCTCTTCCATATGGTCTTTGAGGAAGGAAAAGATTGTTGATGCAGCTATTATGCCTCCGAGGAAGAAGATGATGATGTATCTTAGTGATTCTCTCATTGTGCTTATACTAATAAAGCCGACACCACCGGGTTAGGGCGATGTGGGCGTTGTGATTAGAGTTCGATGTTGTCCTTGAAGATTTCGAGTATGAGCTTCATATCACGATAGCTCTCAGCGTTTGCCTGCATCTGTTCTAGGACACCTTTATCCTTGGTCTCGTTTTCGCGCTTGTCTACTTCTCCAAGAACGTACTTTACAGCTTCGTGTACTTGTTTGAGTTGCGTCTTTGGGTCTGATGGTCCTTCCTCCTTGAACTTGTCGTTCTCGTCAAGGTAGGTTGATTCGACCTTTTTGAGGATCGTATCACATACCTTTGTCATCAGACCTGCGTGAAGGTACTTAGCTACATCAAGAATGAAGTCCCGGTCTTCACTATTTATTCGGTCCTGCGATACGAAGGTGACGATAAAGCCTATGGCCTTACGGTCGATCTCCTTCTTCTCGGGTTTCCGCTCTAGTAGCTTGATCAGTTCTCGCTTGACGTAGTCTAATGCCTTGAGGAGATCCTCCTTACCGCCCTTATCACGGAAGCGGATAACGTACTTGAGGATACAGCCCTCAGTGAAGTTCAGCTTCAGGTCCTCGATGAGCTCGATGGGTTGATAGTCGTATCCTTGGTAGTGTGTACCGCCTACCTGCGTTGATTTTAGCTTGTCCATGTCTTACTTGTTCTTGTTGGTTCGTTGATTAGTTCTTGTGCTTTTGAGATATAGACGTTTGTGTCGTCTATGCACTCCTTCAGATTTCTTAGCTCCTGGATTGATGGATACCTGTTCTCGATCTCGCATCGTTCTATTAGGTCTTCTAAGTTATTCCACAGGTCAATGAGCTCCCCTGATGCATCACTTAGGTTGCTTAGTATAATTTCTCTTTTACTCTGCTCCATGTTCATTCTTGGGGTATTCTATAGCCATCTGCATATCGATGAGGTGAGCAAGCTCTTTCATCTGGTAGTTGCAGATGAGCGTGATTACGATCATGAGGAAGTCCTGAGTTGTCTTGTCGAACTGCTCCTGTGAGACGAAGCCACACACTCTCTCGAGATTACAGTCTTCCTCAAGTACGATACCATAGCTTGTCACACGGCTGGGATAGCTATGGCCGAACTCAGCATAGTTTCTTGCCTTCTTCAGATCCTGTAGGCCATTCTTCTTGCGATATCGTACGAGATACTTTAGGATGTTACCCTGGATGAAGTCGAACTTCATGTCAGTGATAAACTTGATAGGCTCGTACTGATAACCCTTGTAGTGGGCTTCGCCTTGGTACTCTGCTTTTTCCATATTGTTACTCTTCTTCTTTGGTGAGTTGAATTATCTCTTCGTCTAAGTCGATGCCAAGGATCCATCCGATAAGGAAGAGGTCCTTCATTGCCCATAGAGTGTACTTTGCATCCTCCATGCTTCTGTACACGTTTGCTGCCAGTCTAGCTTCAAAGTCAAATGACTTGATATACTCTGAGGTCTTCGGGTCCGTTACAAAGTCCTTGTGATAGAACGCTGGAAGGATGAACTCGTACGTATATGTTGGACTTTCTACGATCTCTGTTATCTCTGCGTTCTGTACGACTGTTTCTGCAATCATCATCAGATAGTCATAGATGTAATTGCCAGCTCCTTCAGCTGCTACTTCGCCTTCCTTGTAGTTTCCGTATTTGAGGAAGCCGACAAGTGTACTCACTCTCTGCGCCGCGAGTCTTGTCTTATTCTCGTCTGGCCTCACTTGTAGCTTTGCGTTGTGGAGTCTCAGTGCATCAAGCATCTCTACGTATCGCTTACGTAGAGATGTTAGTCCTACTTCTTCCGACTCTTTGCCGCTCTCTATGCAGATTTCTCTTGCTGTCTTGCTCATACTATTCTTGTCTTACTTGTTGCGTTTCTTTCTTCGCTCTGTCATCTTGTCCTCCGTACGAAGGACCGAGAGGAGGAGCGTCATCGTTGCTTCTTTTGTGAGTTGCTTGGGACTGCTATCCTTGTCATCACGATCCCAGAAGTAGTGGTACATGAGGAGACCAGGACCTGAGGATTCCATAGATAAGGCTCTCTCAGTCCTAATGAAGTAGTCTACCTGCCTGTCGGTCCCTGGGTGGATCTTGGCGTGTAGTACACCGTCCACCTCATCGTAGTCAGGGATAACGACATTGTTCTCTACCTGTCTCTTCATCTCCTCAGGATCGTACTGCTTAGGCATAACAGCATATTCCCATTCCCAGAAGCGGTCTACAAGGATGTTGAATGTGGCTTCTCTGATTCTCTGCCGTACGTAGTTGTTATCTATAGAGCTCGTCCTGAAGCTAGCGTGGTCAAATTCTTCCATGAAAGAGTAGTTGACGTATGCAGCTGCAATGTGAGACGCTGCGTATGGCCCCCTGAAGAACGTCAGGTGTACTCTACGCTCGTTCTCACCACTCAGTCTCTCCTCAGTATGCTGGATGTAGTAGGCGTACTTCTTGCTGTTGTTAGGCACCATGAGATATATGGCCTTGAGTGGATATGCGTACACCCACGGCCACTTGAGCTTACAGCCTGAGGGTAGCTCCACCAGCTTGTTCATAAGCCCCTCAGCGGTCTTTCTGTCCATTAGTTATGCTTTGTTAGTCGTTCTACTGTGCCGAGCATTGCAGCTGCTACGGCGAAGAGTGTGGCGTACCCGATTACCTGACCGATAAACCACATGAAGATGTTGATGTCCTCCTCCTTCCATCCGTAAGTGCAGATGAGGAAGAGGATACCAAAGAATGAGATTACTAGTGATAGTGCGTACTGAGCGTTGTTGAGATATGGCTTCATGATCGTATTGTTGTTGATGCAAAGGTACCCCTAATCTTTTAGGCCGTAAAGGTCCTAAGGCGTAATGTGTTAAGAATACTCGCTAGTTAGACTGTCTTCTCCTCAGGAGCTTTTCCTCAAGCCCCTGTTAGCTTGCTGGTCAATGCCAGCTCTATGTATGTGTGTGTTCCTATACTCGTGGTATAGCATCAAGGGTAAAGCGCAAGGTCCGATGTTCGCATAGTACGCCTCTCTCCTGTTCCTCCCTTCCTCAGGCTACCTACCACCACCTTACAAATGGCAGGCCGCACAAGGAGAACGGAAAGCAAGACGTACTATGTGAACACCCCCAATACAAGCGGCAGGTGCGAAGCTGGAGTTCCAAGCGGCTCCACACGCTGGTCGTATTAACCCTGTACTCGGCTATAAGCGCGTAGCACTTATAGTCCGCTTATACAAAAAAGACCTCCCTAAGGAGGTCTTTGCGCTTTACGCCTTGTAAAGGACGATAGTCTGATGGGTCGCCTCGTGCGGTACTGGTCCGCAATAGACGGTGGCTCCCCATCCGATGGTCTTACCACGGACTACCTCTACAGGCTTCTCCGTGGTAAAGTCAAGACACATACGTGATGTATCCTGATTATAGTAGACGAGCTGACGCTTGATTCCAGCCTTGCGTACAAGGTTCAGGAAGTCGCGTAGCATCTGATTCCCAGCGGAAACGATATCAATCGCCTCAATGACCGAAGTCACTGAGGGATTGAGTTCGTCCAAGATGACCATCTGGTTCATAGCTGTAAGGCTATAAGAAGTTCATCTTGTAGCGTGGGTCAGCCTCGTAGTTGCCGATGAACAGGTTGTACCCGGCAGGCTGATTGTCTACGATACGCATCTGGAGGTTCACGTGGAACACCTGACCTGTCTGCTGCGTAAGGGCGAGCGCATCCTCGAAGACCTGTGGGCCTTCCTTGGTGCCATTAACCCATACCGCCGTAGGCTTGCCATCTACGCTGATGAAGGCCTGCTGGCGGTCGCCATACTGGGTCTTCATCACAAACGTACTGAGCACGCCGAGCTTCTTGAGGTCAGCCATCTGCGTAAGCTCTACGGACTTAGCCGTAACCGTATATGCGCGTGGGCGCTCTACTACGGTCTCAACAGTCTCCTCAAAGGGATTGACTGGAGTAGCTTCAGTAGCTTCAACGCCGTCTACGTGCATACCCTGAACTTCGGCGTTGTTAAGTTCAGTTGCGATGTTGTTCTGTGCAGCTTCAGCTGCGATCTTCGTCTTGCGAGCCATAATTCTTATTCGCGTTAGAAGTGATGCTCCCTTCCCACCGTGGGTCGGGTAGCGGCGGTCCTTAGAGCGGACCAGACTTGGTGAACCGAAGTTAATCGGCGGTACCTGCAGTT